AGCAACACCAACACCGCCGGCAACTGTTAATGCGCCGCCGTTGGCAGCACCAGCACCTGCTGTTCCTGATACAGATACATTAGTAGCAGTTAATACAGTACCATTAAATGTTAGACCAGCGTTAAAGCCAGTAGCACCTGCGGCTGTTTGATAAGGAATTTGATTAGCAACACCGCCTACAATATTATTAGCCTGCGATGCATAACCAACATTTAATGTAGAAGTTGTAACAAACGATGCAGTAGTTGCACCCATTTGTAGGATAGAACCTTGAGTACCTGCACCGATAAATGCAGTTTGACCAGCAGCGGTTTGATATGGAATACTACCGGTTGCTCCGCCTGCTAAATTAGTAGCAGTCCCAGCAAATGAAGCAGTATTAGCATATGCTGCAGTACCGCTCATATTACCACTGAAGCTACCGCTGAAGTTTGTAGCAGTGATTGTACCACCAACAAATAATCCGCCACTGATACCAACACCACCGGCAATGGTCAACGCACCGGTTGTTGTAGATACTGTGCTAGCAGTAGAACTTACTTTAATCCCACCGCTTGATACCCAGTTTGCACTACCATCATAGGTTAAACTGATGTATTGGCTGCTTGTAGATTGACCAATGATCAATCCGGCACCTTGTGCTAGAGCAGCGCTGGTAGAGCCAGTGCTCAAAACAATTGCTTGATCACCAGTAGCGATACTAGACTTGTTGACAATGGTCTGTGAACCGTCTACATATAAGTCGCCAGTAATATATAAACTACCACCAACACCTAAATTGGAGTCGAAGAAAGAAGCACCCTTGACCCCTAAACCGCCGGAAGTAACAACTAGACTTTGACCACTAGCAGTTGTTTGACTGCCTGTACCGCTAGTTGCTTGAACATTTGTAGCATATTGAGGAGCACTTGCACCTGCAACTAATAAACTGCCAGCAGTTCCACTTAGCGATAAAAATGTTGTTACATTGGCAGCACTTTGATAATGGATACTACCTGCAGCTCCGCCGGAAATGTTATTTGCTAGGCAAGCTGAACCAACTTGGATACTAGAAGTATTAACATATAACGGAGCACTTGTTCCTTGACTAACTAAAATTTGACCAAGTGTACCGGGGCCTGTAAAACTAGTTACTCCGGGAGCAGTTTGATAAACTAATTGGCCTGCGGTACCGCCAGCAATATTTGTAGCTGTAGATGATGCATTGGCCAGCGTACCGTAAATCATGCCGCCTACATACAAGTTCTGTCCAACCCCAACTCCACCAATAACCTGTAATGCACCACTTGTAGTCGAAGTTGCATTAATGTTACCGTATACATTTAATGTATTGGTAGAAGTTACTTGCCCTGCAAGTCGTGTCCACGAGTTGCTCGATGAACTATATTGATAGGTAATATTGTTTATTACCGCTGTTTGGCCGTTTGTTGGTGATGTTGGAAAAGACATAGTTTAGTATCCCGGTTAGTCAATGTTATATGTTATTTATTCAAATTGTTAAATGCTTTTAGGGCACTACTGTGGTTTTTACTACAGGTCCCGTAATGTCAATCCAAAATGAATTAACGCCGTCGTTGGTATATCTATAGATAGCATCATTATTAGTGTTATACCAAATATCACCAACTACTGGTACAGGACTAGTCGGTGCGGTAGAACTGCTAGTAGTTCTAACGCCGCCTGCTACAATAGATGCTGCAGTAATTGCACCACCTACATTTAAATTTCCGCCGATGCCGGCACCACCGTTAACAATTAATGCCCCAGTAGTTGTACTGACGCTGTCAGTTGTTGTAGTAATATGAGCACTACCATTGGCAACTTTTAAAGAAACAGCGTTAGGAACTGTTAGAGAAATATTTGCTGTGCCTACTGAACCAACACCAGTACCGTTAGGTGTTGCAGATAATAAGAATCTAGTAGCACTCAATACAGCAATTACATAATAAGTAGTATTTGCAGTTAACCCGAGCCCGCTCGATGCAGGTGTAACTGCTTCACCGCCTATAAAGTTAGTAGTAGAGTTACTTTGGAAACTAACTCCATTGTAGCCAATGATCGATAACCCAGAAGAATTTCCCAGTACAGTGACTGCGCCACCTACTTGTAGATTATTAGTTACACCTGCACTATTAATTACAGCAGTGCCACCGATATTGACACATCCACCAATACCCACGCCACCTGTGACTATGACAGCACCTGTAGTGGTACTTGTACTTGTAGCGGTACTATTAAAGTTTGCTACATTTTCCACTCGCAATCCAGGAGCATAACCTGCTGTACTTGGAATATTTCCGGTACCTACAGTCCCTACACCAACACCGTTAGTAGTTGTTGATAGAACAAATTTAGTAGGACCAAGCACACCGGTAACATAATAAGTGATGCCCAATGATAACCCTAGTCCAGAAGATTGGGGAATTAATCCCTCGCCACCTACAAATCCAGTGACTTCTTTACTTTGGAAACAAACACCGTTATAACTAATAATAGTAACAACGACACTACCACCACTGATTACCAATGTTCCACCGACTTCTACATTGTCAACTACACTAATACTATTAGCAGTTAATAGATTACTAACAGTAATAGCATCGGTAGTTGTAGAACCACCGTCAGTAACACTTTGTAATGTAGGAGTAGATACCACTGAAGAGATATTTGCTACACCGTTGATCACGGTAGCTGTTGTACCTGTGGTAAAATTCAGTGTAGTTGCATTGCCGATTACAGTACCGTTGACTTCAATTGTGGTACTAGTTGATAGCTTAGAACCACCGATGCATAAAGAACTAGCAACAATACCACCTGCTACCTGCAGTGCATTGGTTGCTGTGCTGGTAATAACAGTGGTTGTGGAATAAATGTAGGTACCGCTGGTAGCAATGGACAACATTTTAGTAATGTTGCTAGTAGTTGTACCTGTGGGTGTAATCCATAACTCTGCACGAGTACCTTGAGCAGTGCCTAATTGGTGCTCGTCGGCAACAAAATCCATTCTAGCATTACTGATTGGAGTCCAACCTGCAGTATTGTAACTTGTACCGCCGAATCTAGCAATGATATCGTTGTTGTTTAGTTCAGTTGGACTTGCAGTAGTGCCATTATAGTGGCGGCCGATGTAGGCAGCATAGTTGCCCGTGCCCTGTCCATCATTGTATACACGGCTCGGTGCTTCGACCTGACCAGTTAACTGCAACATTACACCTAGATTTTGTGGTGCTTGACGACTATTATCTGCATTGCCGGAAATATTAACAACACCTGTGTAAGTAGACACAGCAGAGGCCACGCTTAAATAGCCGGTGATGCTGGTTGCAGCACCGACCATTAATGTATCAGCAACAAATAAATTCTGTCCAATACCAACACCGCCTAGTACCTGTAGGTCGCCTGTAGTGGTATTGCCAGTGTTAGGATGTCCGCTGCTTAATATTAATTGACCGGTTTGAAATGTACCGTAGGTAGCAGTACTAAAATTGTCAGTGGCAGTATTGCTAGCACCTGTTCCGTACCATGTTAATCGTTGAGTACCGTCGGCTAATACTAGAGCAGCATTTTCGTCAGCTGATTTAGCACGATTATAGTAGTGGAAGCGGAATCCAATATCATTACCATCGTCTAATGTCCAATGATCGCCAACACCGCCCGGAGGAGTATGTAGTTCTAACAGTGCGGAGGTATAGTAGGTGTTGGTGCTGGCAACAAAGGTAGCGGTATTTTGGAATACAACGTTGCCGCCGAATAGTGTAGTTCCGCCCACATACAGAGTTTTAGTAATGTAGGCGCCGCCCTGTGTGTACAAACTATTGCTCGCACCTGTGCCAGTGCTGGCAGCACCGCTGGTAATGTTTAGATTACCAGAAAGATATTCGTTACCTGCAACATATAAGTCACTGCCAACACCTGCGCCACCTTCGACAACCAGCGCACCTGTAGTAGGGCTTGTAGCATTGGTTGGGCTAGTTACAGTTAAGTTTGTAGTAGCAGTAACATAGGCTGCAACACGCAACCAACGATTGTTGGTTGTGTTATACTGGTACTGTATGCCGTCTACTACAGCAATTTGACCGGTTGTTGGATTCTGTGGAAATGCCATCTATGTTCTCTTATTGATATGTTACTGATACAAATACATTTGCTAGGTTGCTGTCTATGCAGAAGTATTCTAAATAAACTGTTTGACTCTTAAGGTTAGGAGTCGACTGTGCTCCACCTAGTGTACTATTACCTGTATTAGTTCCAAAATTTACTTTAATATTACTGCTAGTTGTTATATTTACTATAACTCTAACAATGGCTCCCGGAGTGTAATTGGCAAATGCCACTGTTAGAGCTTGTTGCTGGCCTGATACATATACCACTTGATCAGTGGAGAAGTCTATAGTCAATGTAGCAGGATTGGCCACAGTTCTCACCGCACGAATCATTGTGCTGCTGATGGTCACTGCACCAGTAGATGTATTGATAGTTGTGCCAGTGCCGGCTACGATACTGGTCACAGCATTAGCAGAATTAAAGGCCCGCTGTTGAACACTGCCATCACCGAAGGTCAATGTTTTGCTGCTGGCCAGTACCATATTGCGATTTACTATAAAGTTAGCAGTGTCGCCGGTATAGCCCAATTGAATAGCAATATTACTGGAAGTTGATTCAATGGTATTGTCAACAAACTTCAACTGGCCGACTTGTAGTTGGTTAGCACCCTGTACCTGTAGAACACCGTTGGCAACAGTTAAGCCAGCATTTTGATGTGTAACACTGTCTTGAATGTATAGCGTGCCAGTACCGACATAGATAGCACTCCAACGATGTGTGGCATCACCTAGTGTATAGGTAACATCAGTGGTTGGAATTAAGTTAGCACCTATGGTAGTAGCAGTCATTCCCACGGTGCTGGCATTGGACACTGCGGCGCCGGTAATGTCTAACCAGAATGTGCTAGAACTATCATAGGTAAAACGGTTGACTGTGTCAGTAACTGTATCATACCAAATGTCGCCCACTGTGGGATTGGCGGGCGCTGTACTGGTTGTAGTTGAACGAACGCCACCGCCAGTAATTGTACCACCTACACTTAAATTACCACCAACAGTAACTCCGCCAGCAACATTTAATGCATTGCTAGCGGTATTAAGAATACTAATTGTGTTGGTTGTGCTATTGCCGCTGCCTGTGACCGACTGCAAATTATTCAATGCAGTATCTACAGTAACAGTTACAACACCTGCGCTATAAGAAGCGTTAGTACCTGTGGCAAAATTAATTGTATTAGCAGCGCCAATAGTTGCACCATTATACTCAACTGACAGTGCTGTTGCAGTACTTACAGCATAGCCATTGGATATTAATTGTGTAGCAACCAGTGTGCCGCCAACATACAAACTGCCACTGATGCCTACACCACCTGCAACGGTTAGCGCACCGTTGTTGACATTGGTTGCACTAGAAGTATTGGCAATATTGATAGCATTGGTAGTACTTGCACCGCGACCTGTTACAGTTTGTAGTGTGCTGGTATTATTAATTACTGTGTTACCGGTAGCAGTGGTAACAGCGATATCAGTACCACCGGTGATAGAGTCAATACCAATGTTGGTAATTATAACTGTGCCAGTAGTACCGGGAGTGACACTAATACCAGTACCGCCTACGATGTTAGTAATGGTACTAACAGCAAATCCATTTTGAAAAATAACTGTGGCAGATACAGTATTAGCATATAGTGTCTGTACAATTTCAACATTAGTAGCAGTAACATTACTGGCACTAACATTGCCAGCACTAACTGTGCCTGTGGTTGCAACATTACCTGCAGTAACGGTACCGGTTGAATTTACATTACCAGAATTAATAGTTCCTGCACTGACAGTACCAGTCGATACTAAATTACCAGTAGTAACTGTATTTGCACTGACAGTACCAGTTGATACTAAATTACCAGTAGTAACTGTATTTGCACTAACAGTACCAGTTGAATTAACATTGCCTGTATTAATATTAGTTGATGTAACAGTGTTAGCACTGACAGTACCAGTAGTTGAAACATTGCCTGCAGTAACGGTGCCAGTTGAATTTACATTACCAGCAGTAACTGTACCGGTAGAAGTAACATTACCAGCATTGACATTACCCGCAGTAACGGTGCCAGTTGAATTTACATTACCTGTGTTAACATTAGTAGATGTAAGTGTATTAGCACTGACTGTGCCAGAGGACGAAATATTTGTAGTATTAAGGTTGGTAGATGTAACAGTATTAGCACTAACAGTACCTGTCGAACTAACATTGCCGCCAACATTTAAACAACCAGTAATACCAGTACCGCCGTGAACAACCACAGCACCTGTGCAAGGGCTTGAGCTACCTGCACCACCAACAACATTTAAATTATTAGAAGTGTTTGGATTGGTATTAACAAACGGTGTTGAATAAAGCGTAAACGCCTGACTTTGGCTCTGAGGAACTTGGTCTGTAACTGTAATAACATAAGTTGCTGTGGCTGCAGATACCGAAGCTGATCCACTAATTGCACCACTTGAAGTATTAAAGGTTAAGCCAGAAGGAATTGAGCTAGGATATATTGCATAAGTATAGCCAGGAACACCGCCAGCACCTACTACAGGAGTAGAACTAGCTGCTACATTAACATTGAATGTTACTGCAGGTACCTGTAGTACTGCTTGCAGTGCCGGTGGTGGATCAGGATTAACAATTAAATTAAAATTAGCTGATACACTTTGTCCGTCCTGGTCAGCAACAGTAACTGTATAGGATGTTGTCGATAGTGTCTGCGCCGGTGTACCTGTAATCTGTCCAGTACCGTTGTTAAAAGTTAATCCAAAGTATTGAGAGAAGCTAGGACTAATAGTGTAACTTAATGTGCCATATCCGCCCTGACCTTGAACAGGAGTGAATGGTGTTATTGCAGAATATTGTACTTCAACAATAGATGGATAGTTGAGTTTGTAGGTCAATGCTACAGGCTTCACTATTAGATTAAAACTACCGCTGGTAGTTTGTGAAATACTATCAGTAACCGTTACCGTATATGGTGTGTTATTAGACAGAGCATTTGGTGTTCCTGAAAGTTGCCCGGTGTTGGCATTAAAGTTTAATCCACTGGGTAAAGGTGGGCTAATGCTGTAGCTAATAGGAGCAACACCGCCTAAAGATCCTACAGGAATTATTGCTGCAATTGCCTGCGTTATTGTTGTAACAATATTTGTAGCATTGGTTACACGAGTCAGTGGTGTAGGTGCCGGTATATAAACTCTAATAGAAGTACTAGATGTAGCACCGGTACCGTCATTAACAGTAATAGTATATGTTGTAGTGTTAAGGCTAGCAGTAGGAGTACCGCTGATTACACTAGTCACTGTATTAAATGTTAATCCTTGATCTATTGAAGGACTAATACTGTAATTGTAAATTCCACTTCCACCGATGGCTGTTACAGGCGTAAATGGCGTTACCGCATAATATTCTGTAAATGAATAGATGTAAGAACTAGATGTTGTAGCTGTAAGTGTTAATAACGGATTAGTAACTGCCAGTGTAAACTGTGTGCTACTATTTTGACTGATACTGTCTGAGACAATAACAGTATAAGTAGCAGTTGAGCTGACCACACTAGGAGTACCTGTAATTCTACCGTTAGCACTGTTAAAGCTCAATCCTGTAGGCAGAGTAGGACTGACAAAGAAACTTAGGCTACCATAGCCACCATAGGCTCCTACCGGACTAAAACTAGCATTGGTTACTAGTTTTACCAGCGAAGTTGCGGTGGTTATAATGTATGTAGAAACAGGAGTAGGATTTAATACAGTTAAGTTGAATACCTGTGAACTGGTATTACTCAATGTATCAGTTATTGTGATTGTATAATTGGTTGCACTGGTAGAAGTAGTTGCTGTACCGTAAATTTGACCACTACTGGTAATAAAATTTAGCCCACTAGGCAGACTAGGCGTAATTGAGAATGTATAAACTCCGGTACCGCCCACTACCGTTACCGGAGCAAACTGCGTAACCGCAATACTTCGATATGCAGATATTGACGGAACAGCCAGTGTAGTTACCAGCGCCGGAGTAGCAACCTGTAGTCTAAATGATGCTGTACTAGATTGACTTAAAGAATCAGAAACAGTAACTGTGTAATTGGTTAGATTAGAATATGTAGAAGCTGACCCGCTAATAATTCCAGTACCGTTGCCGTACAACAATCCACTAGGTAGAGTTGGAGTAATTGCATAGCTTAGTGTTCCATAACCACCGACGGCAGTTACAGGGGCAAATGGTGTGAATACTATATTCTGTGATAGAGTTGTAACGCTGATTACAGTAGTTGCTGTAACTGCATTTGGATTGTTAACTGTTAATCTAAAACTTGATGTACTAGTCTGCGGTGTTTGATCAGTTACTGATACTACATATGTTGTAGCCGCACTAGAAGTAGAAGTAACACCTGCAACCTGTCCATTAGCAGTATTAAAAGTTAATCCGGTAGGTAATCCGGGACTAACAGCCCAAGTAAATGTTCCAAACCCGCCTGTGGCAGTTACAGGAGTAAAAGGAGTAAATGTTACTAATCTAGTTAACGATGTAGAAGGTACCGCAGTGGTCACTGTCAGCGGAACAGAACTTACGCTTAGACTAAATGATTTGCTGCTAGTTTGGGTAGCCTGGTCATTAACGGTAACTGTATAAGTTGCTACAGAACTGGCTACTGTAGGAGTTCCTAAAATTGCACCAGTACTGGTACTGAACAACAACCCTGTAGGCAGTGCCGGGCTGATGGCATAATTTAATCCAAGATATCCGCCACTGGCCGCTACAGGTGTAAAACTAACTGCAGTATTACGAGTTAGAGAATTAGTAGGGCTAACCAATGTTGTAGTTAACAACGGTAGTGCGTTGACTACTAGGGTAAAGGACTTAGAGCTACTTTGGGGCGTAGTGGGGTTACTATCCGTAACAGTTACAGTATAACTGGTACTAGGAATAGAGGTACTAGGGGTTCCGCTGATTGCACCTGTAGTGGCACTGAATGATAAACCAACCGGTAAGCTAGGACTGATGGCATAGTTTAATGCGCCAATACCGCCTGATGCTGTTACAGGAGTAAATGTTGTAATAGCAATACTCTGAATAGCAGTAAAACTAGGAACAACCAGTACCGTTGATACTAATACAGGATTAACTGTTAAAGAAAAAGACTGACTGCTGTTTTGTCCTACAGTATCAGTGACTGTAACTGCAAAAGTAGTTGGGCTAATAATAGCGGTAGGATTACCACTGATAGCCCCAGTGGATGTACTCATTGCTAGTCCAGTAGGTAGATTAGGACTGATAGTGAATTTTAATGCACCAGTACCGCCCGTAGCTGTTACAGGTGTAAATGTAGTAGCAGTGGTATATTCTACTAATGTTTGACTAGGAATTGCTAGTGTTGTAGTAACTGGAACGCTACCTGCAGCCGAAACAGTTAAACTAAACGATGCATTACTAACCAGTCCGCTAGCATCTGTAAAAGAAACGACATAGGTTGTTACTGGTACAGCCACCGTTGGCGTACCTGTTACAGAAACATTAACTGAGTTATAATACCTAGAAATACCGTCTGAGCCAACAACTGTAACAACGCTTGGAGTAGATGTTAGAGTCAATCCAGTGGGCAATGCTGGACTAACTGTAGTAGATAATCCTACCAATGTGCCACTAGTGGTATAAGATGTAGCAACAGCGGCGCCGCCTGTAGCACCCACTGGCGTAAAATTAACTACTTGACCTGTAGAAACCTGTGTGCTAGGAACTAGGGTACTGGCAGTAATTGCAGGAATAACTTCAGTACCGCCCGCACCTGCAACTAGCGGACTAGCAGCAGTATACTTGGTCCAGGCATTGGTCAGTGCACCTTTGGTTAATTGGAACGCAGCACCAGCGCTGGTTACATAAAAATCGCCGAGTTGGTATTGAGATAGTTTAGTACTAGGCGTCGTTGCTGGATAGGGTGAGAAATAAATTGCCATGATGTATTAGAATATAGGATTAAATTGGACGTTACCGCACCCTTGATTGATCATAATGTATAGAGCGCCAACGGTATTATCATAATACATATCGCCTACTGCTATTTGTCCGCCGCAGGTTGTTGGTAGTACAAAACAACCTGTGCATATTCCAGCAGCACCTGCGGCTGCTATAATTGAACAATTCGTCCATAATACTCCTGCTCGTGTAGTTTGTATAGATCCATCACCGAATGTAATGCTACCGGAACTAGTAGTAATATTAAAACTAGGGGCTGATATAGCACCTTGTGTAGTTACTCCATCATAAAATGTTGCTGTACCGTGGAAGTTTGCTTCTTTGCCGACATTTAGTGCGCCGCCGATACCAACTCCGCCGCAGACAACCAGTGCACCAGTAGTTGTACTGGTACTGGCTGTGGTATTGGTTATTTCGAATTTGTCCGGACTTTGGACTAGAGTTTGAGTAACTGTAGTGAGTTCTACTACTAACTTGGTAGCATTAATGGTACCGCCAACATACAAATTTCCAGCAATACCTGCGCCACCTTGAACAACCAAGGCACCGGATGATGTTGAGTATGAGTTATAATGACCTTCGACTGTGGCAGTCGTAGAGACCACAAGGCCATTCTTGACTACAAAGTCTTTATTATTGACGGTTGCCATTAGTCTTCGCTTCCCTTTCCACGTTAGTAACGGCAGTTACTTAAATTTTAATAGTGTATTTATATAATATTACAAAAGCCTAAAAAAATAGGACCCGAAGGTCCTATTTTGTAGATCAACTTATTGATTAATAAGTTGGAATAGCTGACAAGATGCTTTGACGAACAACTTGAACTGTTAGGCTAGTTGCACCAGTTGGAGTAAATGTTAATTCAACAACACTACCACTAATATCAGCATCAAATTGTCCTAATTCGCCGTTGTTTGTAACAACACTGAATTGGTTCATGTAAACATTAGTACCGTCTTGGATTAACAAGATTTCTTCAGTGTGGATGTTAGCTCCGTCGACTAATTGAATTAGGTATTTGGCACTGGCATAGTCTGTACTGAATGTGTCAATAGTAACTTTGCTCGCTCCGCTGATACCGCTTTGTCCAATAGCAGCTTGTACGTTGTTGACGATAAAGATACCATTTGTACCAGTATGTCCTACGTTGTTAGTAGCATCACCTGCAACAACTACACCACCAATAACAATGTCTTTACCGGCACGTAGGCCGCCTTCGGTAACAATGCTAGCAGCACATGCTGTGGTATAGCCTTGGCCGATTACACTAGATGCAATGTGTCCAACAGCACTCATGAACTGTGCGCCATCAGTGCTTGTAATGTACAAATCGCCAGTTAGTGAAGCGCTTGTAGCTGTAACGTGTGCTAGTGTTGTACCACCAGTTACTGTTAAGTTGTTTAATGTAGAGTTGCCTGTTACATTTAAACTTGTAGCAGTTGTACCAGCTAGATAAGCATCACCAGTTACTGTTACGGTGTTCAATGTAGAGTTGCCTGTTACATTTAAACTTGTAGCAGTTGTACCAGCTAGGTATGTATCACCAGTCACATTGAATGTACTTGTAACTGTTGTTACAGCATTGAATATAGCAGAGTGAGTTACTGTTAAGTTAGTCAATGTAGCATTGGTCAATACCAATTGTGCTAAATTAACTGGACCAGTTACTGTCAAGCTGGTAGCTGTGATAGCATTTGCAAATACTGTACCTGTAGATACAATGTCTTGGAATGTACCAGTACTGCCACTTACGCTGTCAAGTCCGCTTAGGTTTTGTCCTTTTACAAACAATGTACCATCAACATAGACATTGCCGTTGAATATAGCACAGCCGCCAACTAACAAGTTCTTGCTAATACCAACACCACCGCTGACTGCAAGAGCATTACTAGATGTTGTACTTGTGCTAGTAGCACTGCATTGTACAATAACATTCTTAGCAATGTTAGCACCGCCAGTTACATACAATGCACCAGTAGATGCACCGCAGGCTGCTGTTGCACAATTAACAATAACATTCTTGCCAACATATGCGCCACCAGTTACAACTAGTGCACCAGTTCCGCAAGCACTAGTCGAAGCTGCTGTGCAGTTTGTAACCTTGGCTTTTGGTGTTGTTAGTGTAGAACTAGCATATGTAAAACCAGTAGAGTCAGTTAGTTTACCGCATATACCAGCATAAACAACGCCGCCTGCTACACATTTTAGACTTGTAACATTGACACATGCTGCTGTAATGGTATTTCCAGAAACACCTACACATGTACCTACAATGCCGTTAGTACTATCATAAGTTAATACTTTAGCGGGTGTTGTAATACTAGTAACTTTAACTTTATTACCAGTTACTGTTCCGCAAGCAGCAGATAAATTAGTTGCCGATAATGTAGCACCATTCCAAGTAAATGCCGAGCAATCTGTTAATGTACCACATACCCCGGTATAAACAACTTTTCCGCAACCGCCTAAACTTGTAACTTTTGCATTAAGGGTAGTGAAATTGGTGCTAACACAGATATTAGGAACATTTAATGTAGAGCCAAAAAATGTAAAGCTGCTATTACCAGCTAAAGAACCGCAACTACCGCAAGCGTATACAATCTGTGTATTAGCTAAAGTAGTAACATCAACATTAGCAGCTTTTAATGTACCGCAGCTAACTGTAACAGATGTATCGCTTACAATAGTACCGCAGGCATTAGAATATAATAAACCATTAGCACTGACTAAGCTGCTAGATTTGAAATGTCCTGCAGTAATGCAATTAACAGCGCTGATACAATTAGCACCACTAATTGTTCCGCCAGTCATTGTAATAGATCCGCCAATACCATTAACTTGTAACTGTGTGCCAACTGTTAGGTTTCCGGATCCATTATAACTTAATCCGGAATCGCTTTCTAATACACCACAAGCACCAGCATAAACTACTCCGCCGCATTTGTTAGTTAATCCAGTAACTTTAACAGCAGGTGCACAAACATAAGCTGAACCGCCACTCAATGTAACATTGCCAGAAGTAAGATTAATACTACCGTTGTTTAATGTTAATGCGCCTGTGTTATCAAAGATCGCTGTGTTGATACCGCTAGAACCGGTTGCTAGTGTAACACCAGCCGAATCTGCAGTTACCGCAGCCGCATTGTTGTAATTCAACTGTGCAGATGCACCAGAATAAACTGTTGTAGCATTAGTTCCGCCGGAGAATACTACCGGTTTACATGCCACTGGACCATTACCGCAACCGTAGACTTTAGCGTTGCCAACAGTTAATGTTACTGCAGTAGCACTGAATGCAAAGTTAGAACTGAATGTTGTCGAGCTTGTACCAGATTGGAATGGAATCTCGTTTTGATAACCCCAAGCAATGTTAGTTGCTGTGCCAGAGTAGCAGGCAAATTTACTTGCTGAACTTACTTTCCAAGTAGCTGTGCTATTAGCACTACACCAGGTTAGTAGTTGATTATTTGCTGTAGCAGCAGGAATAAATGTTGTTACACCACTAGCTGCTTGGATTGGAATTTGACCTAATGCACCGCCGGTTATGTTATCGGCTGAAGTAACTGTACCCCAAATATGACCACCAACTTGTAAGTCGCTGGCAATGTATGCGCCACCGGCAACTTGTAAAGCACCGCTTGAACTACCTGTAGTTACATTAGTAGTGTCGTGTGCGTTTACAGAACCTAGATCCAATGCAGCATATGAACCGTTGTTTACTAGGTCGGCATTTGGAATTGGTTCGCTAGAACCAGGATCAATATTTGTACGTAATACCAAGTGGCCTGTAGTATCATTACGACCAACAAACATGTGGCTGTTTGTGCTACCGCTATAGTAGTTAATCAACAAACCACGGTTCATACCGTCGTCTGTGGTTAAGTTAGCACCACATGCGCCGCCACCGACACTGAATACAGGATCTTGGATATATGTAGCTGTGCTGTTAATAACAGTTTGTACGCCTAGTACAGTTAAGTCGCCTGCAATAACTGCATTGCCGCCGACTGCCAAGCATTTAGCAATACCAGCACCGCCTGCTGTGTACAAGCTATTACTTGCTGTGTTAGATGTACTAGAACATGTACCGCTGACATACAAGTTTTTCTTAATGTATGCGCCGCCTTGGGCAACAATCAATGCACCAGCGCCGGCGCTTGTAGCAGCAGCACAGTTATCAATTAATGCAGCACCGTTAACATATAAACCGCCAGCTTGGATAGAAACTGCTGCTGTACTTGTGTTGCTTCCGCCGGTAACATTACCTGTGCCAGCAACAACAACATTCTTATCAACAAATACACCACCTGACTTAACAACCAATGCACCTGCTGGTGTAACACCGCCTGCCGCTGTTGTACTATCGTCAATGGTTAATACACCGTTTGATTCAACTGTGCTACCAAAGTAAGCAGCACCAGAAGCAGTAAACAAGTTATTAACTTGAGCATTATTATTAAATGTAGCATCGCCGTTGACTTTTAAAGTACTACCTAAATAGGTTGCACCCGAAGCAGTAAACAGGTTAGTAACACTAACATTATTGCCAAATACAGCATCGCTAGATACATTTAATGTGTTATATAAATTGGTAGGACCCCAAACACTTGCGGTGCTGCCAATCATTAAATTTTGTGGTGTTGCAATACCGGAATAAACCTGGAGTGCCCCTGGATTAGAACCCGATGTTGTTGTCGTAACTGCCTTTGTTCCCTCGACAACCAGACCGGCTCTTACGACGAAGTCTTTAGTTAGTGATGTTAGTGCCATTTATTTTTATCTCCAAATTTTTATGCTGTTAATGCAGTTCTGTATAAGGTAAATGTTAACGGTAAATTTACATAGTTATATGCTGAAAAGTACAAATTAACACTAGTTCCAGTTGTCTCCGCTGCAAAATCTCCCATTTCTCCGTTTGTTGTAACCTGTCCAAACTCTGTTGCATATACCGTTCCTTGATTATCGATCAGCAACAAAAGCTCAATTACTTCAAAATTTGCCCCAGACCCTGTCTGCTCTCCTACTTGTATTAGGTACTTTGCAGACCTAAATAGACTTGTAGAAAAACTATCGACGATCGTCGGCGTTGTTGTATTTATGATGACCGACGTAGAATTGGTGATTGCGTTATGAATTTGGATAGTATGATCAACATACAGCTCGCCACTAATACTTACACCACCCTGTACAATCACCGCTCCAGTACTAGTTCCTGTTGAGGTAGCTGTAGAATTTACATATAACCCGCCGTTTATAGTGGTATTTCCACCTATTGATGCACATCCTCCTGCATTAATAGACCCACCAATACCAACGCCGCCGGGCACTATTAAAGCACCTGTAGTAGTACTAGTCGACGACGCTGTACTGGTTATATCAAGAGATTTTACAGTGATTAACCCGCCGATATTAACACATCCGCCTATTCCAACGCCGCCTGCAACCACCAATGATCCCGAAGTTGAGGATGCACTAGTTTGTGTAGAATACACAAAAACATTAGAAGCAGATACTTTTCCGCCGCTATAGATATCTAAACCTACTCCTATACCGCCCGCTACAGTTAACGCACCAGTAGTAGTACTGGTTGAATTTTGATTGCCGTTGATCACAGCATAGTAGCTGGTCATTGTACCACCTACGTAGACATTTCCACCTACTCCCATTCCGCCCGCAACTACTAAAGCACCTGAACTTGTACCAGTAGAACTAGCTGTACTAGAAGCATTTAATTGATTACTGACATTTAAATTGCCAGTGCTGGTACTAATTCCCAGTGTGCCCGCATAGCTATACCCTGCAATAAAAATAGCCTTGCCCGCTGATAACGCAGTAGGAATATTAGTATCAGCAAAATATAGAACACCTGCTTGATAATCAAATTCGTAGGAGTCGCTGTTGCCCGAACCGTCGGTAGGCAATAGTGTTCCCGATGTCTGCGGAGTTGTTGTACTAGTAGAAGCAGCATAGACTTTAATAGCATAGCTAGCACCAAATTGCGGAGGAATCCAGTTTTTAACTCCTGTGATCCAGGCTCTATTTAGAGTAGAAGTAGGATCCTCTGTAGCTTTAACAGTAGTAGAACTAGCATCGTTATAGACCATTACAAGACTACTCGATGTGACAGGGGCCACCGCAGGTAGTTCGGCTGCCTGTGCCCAAACTAAGTCTCCGCGAATTAATAAGGGACTATTAATAGCTTCGTTACTAGGGCTTTTGTTAGCCGCACAATTGGTAGTAGTTACTCCGTAGATTAACTTCTTATACAATATGTCAACTTGTTGATTAATCGAAATAGCCATTTTATTCTGTCTCTATATTAGTTAGTTGGATTAGGGAAACTTAATGCTGTTATACTGCATCCGCTGGTCATTTGGAATCGAACATATATGTAATTGTTGGTGCTATTAGAGCTAGATTCTGTACCAAACGTCACTGTAATGTTTTGTGAGCCTGAACTGTTCTTTACCATAGTGCCTGCTAGCGAACATCCTAGAGATCCATTGCCGCCAGTTCCGTCTCCGGGCACACCTGCACCTGTATAGGCAATGGTAGGAGTAATCCATCCATGCGTAGATGCTGCAGTTGTATCAAGGCTAGTACCTGGCATCGACACCCAGCAGTCTGCAATTTTACCAGTAAAAGAAATATTAAACTTACTAACACCTGCACGTTGTATTCTAAATGTTATGTATTGTGTAGCGTTTTGATTAGTAAGATTAGGGCCTGCAGGGAAATATCCTGTAGAATAATTTGTTTGATCAAACTTAATAACACCAGCAACAACAGTAGCATCAGTGGCTTGAATACTGGCATTGCTAGTCCACGCAGCAATAGCATTAGTTACTGGAGTTACTGAGCTGCCAGATAGACCCCCAACACGAACAGCATACGAACTTCCCCCTGCACCAAAGCTGCCGACAATAATGTTGTTTTCGTTAGGCACACTGGTATCCGTGGGATTAATTGACAGCACCGTACCGCTGGGACTAAAAGATAAAGAGCCGCTATTATACCCATTGCTTGCTCTGACACTGGGCCCAGAGGAACTAGAAGCAGTTACATTAGATATAGACACTGTGGTTGTAAATGTTGCTTGACCAGAACTGACATATAAATTTCTAGCTAGAGGTGTAGACACTCCTGCTGCTGAATAATTTACACTAGCAGGACTAGCAAATACTCCTCCACTAGATCCTGTTAGGAATGTATCCGAGTTAGGATACATATCACCGCTCAATTTATTAACAGTACCTACCATAGTCCAAACAGCGCTGCTAGTATAGTGAGGGACTCCTGAACTATAAGCAACAGCAACGGTAGAAGTTGTGAAGCTAGTTTGCGATATCACAGGAGTTCCTGGATTACTTGCATCATAGTACCAAGTTGAAGTATTTGTATGTCCGGCTGCAGAATCTGTCATAGAAATATTGTTCCAACCACTAGACACAGTGCCCGATGCTGCGGCGGTAAAACACCACCAGAAACCTAAAGTTTTGCCGTCGATTGTGCCGTAATCGACATAATTACTGATGATTAAATTGCCAAATGTTCCCTGATTTGTCGAGGTACTAGCTAACTGTATTCCGTTGCTGCCGGTAGCGGTATTATTAACCAAAACGGCTACAGTTCCTGTATCACCGGGCCCAACATTAGGAATAGAATTAGTACTGAATGATGCCGATCTTAGATAGTTCGACACACTGGTACCAGACGAAACTTGATTACCTCCACTGGGCGTATTATCAATTTGTGTAAATCCTGTCATACGCAAAGTGCCTGCCGGAGCAAGCCCGTTGATAGATAAACTAACTCCATTGGGGAATGCCGGAGGTTGCGGAGGAATTAATTTGCCTAACAATTGATTCAATTGGTCGATGGCATCAGTAACATAGGTAGTTGTTAACCAAGTTGCAATCGCAGGATTATTATTTGTTAACGACCCGTCGGCGGGTATTCCTAACGGTATTTCTTCTCCAGTAATTGTAGCTGTGGTTAAAATTACAGCACCGTTAACTGTTGCTGTGCCTACTACATTTAAACTTTGAGTTTGAATACTAGTAGCAGTAACATCCGAAAAAGTTTGGGCAGCCGGTGCTGGTTGAATGGCCCAGCCGTGTCCGTTCCATACATAGGTTCTATTTGCTGTTTGATATGTTTGACCTACTGTGGGGTTGATTGGAAAGCCTAATCCTGCCATATTAATCTCTTATAAAACTGTTATTTGCAACCAATAAGCATTGCCTGCATCATTGATATATTGATATAGCGCACTACTACCTTGGTCGGCCCAGAAATCGCCAACTCTAGGAGTGACACCATCTAACACTGTATAGTCGCCTACTAGAACTCGAGGTGTGTATAATAAATTATTTTCTTGACTATTACCTTCGTTGCTATAGATGCTGCCTGGTACATTCAACATAGATGTACCTGAGTTCCAAATTACTGCTCCCGAACTTGTACCTGTAGTTACTACATAGGTTAAGTTTGGATCACCAATTTCTGGACTTATTCCATTGATAACATTAACTAATGGAACATATAATGTTGCATCACCACATCTAGGATAAACATAAGAATTTAATGCATTGGTTGCTGTGATCGAGAATGTGGCACTATTAGCTGCACTGACACTATAACCAGACACAACTGTTTGCAAAGAACCCCAGAACGGTTCACACCCATTACTAATCAATACTGTGTTTAAATTACCCGGTGCTAGGAATGTTGTATTACACGCTGCTGCTTGTAATAATAGCGAGCCTGCAGTACCTCCAGCAACATGCGTAGCTTTGTCAGCAGCACCGTAGATATGGCCGCAAACATACAAATCGCCGCTAATACATGCGCCGCCGCCACCTACGATCTGTAATGCACCAGTACAGCCACCAAGAGCATGGATTCCTGAATTGAGAATTAATGATCCCATAGTAGCCGTTACAAATCCAGCAGGACTGGTAATGGTTATATTATTTGCATCAGGTGATCCTATTGATACTGTACCTAGATACAAAGTTTGTCCCGAAAGATATAATGCTCCAAAGGCATGGCAAGCATTGCCTAATGTAAGTCCGGTAGTTGTTGGTATTAGTGAATTACCAAAATTGCTAAGGCCTTTAACGCATAATCCGCCGCAAACAGTTATTGACCCTGCAAAAGCATTATTTCCGCACCCTGCAACAGATATATTATTGCCAACTGTTAATCCTTTACCAATGGCAGTATTACATTGAACAGTTAAGTTAGCAGACAATCCACACAAAACATTGCCAACAAATAAATTACCGCTTACAACTGCGCCGCCGACAACTAACAATGCAGCAGCACAACATGCTCCGCAGGGATTAGCCGGAGTGCCCACCTGCCCCATTTGAACATTAGAATTAATAAATGTTTCGCCTTGGCCATTGTAATAAAATACAGCACCTAAACTTATTTGATTACTCTGCCCATCTTGCAGCGTGTCACCGTTGATGGAAATATTATTATCACCGTGAGTGAACGATTGTGTAGCACACGGGCCAAATATGAAATTATAATTTCCGTTTTGTAAAGTTGGCGCAGCATTATTTCCTAACAGCACATTGCCAGTACCGCAAAGCAAAGACTTACCAGCACGATAACCTATTGCCACATTGCCTTGAGTATTCGGGCTTAGAGCTGTTAGAGAGCAATTACCAATAGCAACAGTATTTCCAATACAAGTAGCAACACCTAGAGCATTATTTCCTATTGCAATAGTATTAGTATTATTTGCCCCTACATCGAAACTAGCACCTAGGCCAATCTTAATGTTGCTATCTGTAGGTCCCGGAACGCCGCCAACTGTTGAAGTGCCAGCAATAATAATATTTTGTGTGCCTGTGCCGCGGCCAATAGTTATACAATTAACATGTATATCTTGTGCAGCCCAGATGCTTCCTCCAACGCCAGCGCCCCCACCGACTACTAGTGCGCCAGTGTTAGTCGATGTGCTAGAGGCAGTGCTAAAAATTTGAGCAAGTCCGCCGATATATAAATTTTCACCTAGTCCAAGACCTCCGCCGACTACTAATGCTCCGGTGTTAGTCGATGTACTAGATGCTGTACTTAAAATTTTTCCGCTACCACCAACATTTATATTTTTACCAATACCGACGCCGCCACGGACAACAATGGCTCCAGTATCAGTTGATATAGATTGGGTGGTATTGGTTACTGTAAAGACTCTGCCAAAGGGAGCCGTGACAATAATGTTTCCAAATACAAAACTATCGGTGCCTAGAAATGCAGCACCTCCGACATTTAAACAACCGCCGATACCAACGCCGCCGGCTACTTTCAAAGCGCCGGAAGCAGTATCAATACTAGTTGTAGTATTATTAATTGCTAGCGTAGAAGTTGTTACTGCAGTTATAATAAGGGAATTATTGATATAGCTATTTGTTCCAATGAACACAGCACCACCAATATTAACACACAGACCAATACCTGCACCACCTGCTATAACCAATGCACCTGTAGTTGTTGAAAAACTATTGGCTGTACTATGAAGAGATAATGTTCCACCGAGGTTTAAATTACCGCCAATACCAACACCGCCAGTAACGGTTACAGCACCAGTATTAGTTGATGTACTTTGAGAAGAACTAATAAATGTAGATGTTCCTACTACATTTAAACTATCTCCGATGCCAGCTTTACCGCCAACATTTAAGCATCCGCTGATTCCAACACCACCACTGACTACTAATGCTCCTGTATTAGTACCAGTAGATTGATTGCTACCTATAACAATAATAGTGCCAGTACCTGTTCCCACTAAACGAATGCTTTGATCAGGAGTATAACTATAAAGCGTACCAGAACTAACTTGAATATTACCTAGGCTCGATTCCCAATGCGATGTTAATGTGGAATCAACTATTAAAGTATAGCCTGTGTCGACAGTAGGAGACGGCGGAATTTGAAACATTGCCTCCGGCAGATTAATATAGGTACCTGTGGTTCCTTTCTTTAATACTGATCCGCTTAATAACTTTGGCATTCCCGTTTCCTATTATGAATTTGCAGTTTCTAAAATACTTAACACTAATTGCATGGTGCCTGTTGAGTCTGCATAGGCTCTAATACTATCTAAACTTTCTACAATTAACTTTCCCGATATAGGAATGCCAGCATCGTTGCTAGGAACTCCATAGTGCTTGACTAATACACTATCAGTATTTCCCTGTTGCGAGCCATTACCTTGAGCATCTGGTAGAACTGGTAAATTTCTATGATGAACAAAGGTAACATAGTGAGTTGCTGTGTCTAAATTTGCAACCTGGGCCATGAGAATAATTGAAGTAACACCAATCGGCGCAGTATAAACTGTAGCTGTAGTTGTTGTTGTCAACATTGCAGTTTTAGTTTTGAATGTATTTAATGGTAGTGATGCCATGTTATGTCCTTAAGATCCGCCTTCGATGGCTAGAATAAACGGTGTCATGTTTGCAAACAATGATTGTGTAAATGCTCTACCAGATATCACACCGTTGGCTTGACTGATAACTAATTCAGGACCAATGCGGAAGTCACCGTTTTGGTCTGTTGATGTAAAGAATACTTTGCCGCCGTTGAGTGCAACAGTTTCTTGTGCTTGTATAGGATCAGCAACACCGTTCTGAGGTAGTGCACCGTAGTTGCTGCCTGCTCCGACATATTCAAACAAGTATCCGCTGGCACTAATGTAACTACGTTGATAGAAGTTTACTGTTGCGCCATCGGGGAATAGGTTGTTGTCTGTTACATATTCTTCTAATTCTACAATATGATATGTGCCAGGACGACTCCAATAGCTCAATCCCGAATAGACAGCATTATAATTTCCGCCAGACTGTAAATCATAGATAAGCTGTTGCAGAATCAGTGCAACATCACGAGCACATTTATTATACTGATAGCTACTGGTGCTGGCATTTAATGCTGTGTTATCTGCCGAAGTATCTAAAATGTAATGATAAATTTCATCACTTATAAAATTAATATTTTTTTCTATTAATACAATTGCATCTCCAGCCCCGGGCACATCAGGACCACTAGTAGTAATAGATGCTTGCGGTACTACAGCTTGTGCTGCTGTTAAATTAGCTGCCCCTACAATATTTTTTATTGTAGTAAACTCGTTGCTAATAAAAGTTGTTGCAGATGAACCGTGGGTACGATTAGTATCTTTAACCTGTGTTGAGGTTGTTCCAGCACTAGTAGTAAATGTAGTGTTAGAAACTACAGCCGATACTAGTGTGTTCATGTAGGTCAGTACATCTAAATGTGCAGCAATTTGGCTTACTGAAGGTCCTTGGAAGTTAGGATCTGTATTTGCTGCCAAGATATTAGTACCAGGTGCATACGGCTGTGCTGCAACTTCACTGGTCAGTACAGTATAATAGGCATTACCGCTTACATACATGGTAAAATATGTAGGGTCATTAGAAGACCCACCGCTGGTTAACGCTTGATTTAATGTAATTGAATTATATTGTACATCGATTACAGTAGTACCAGTTGCAGCATATAATACGCCATTGCTGTCTGTTTGAGAACCTAAACCGTCAGTAATATAAACGCTGTTTCCTACATAGACACCGTTTGTACTTAGGCCGGTAATAGTAACAGTACCCGTAGTAAATGTACTTGTGCTAGGTTGTGCATTTAAAAATCCCGGTAATCCTGCTTTATTGATGTAGGTTGTAGGAGGAACAATCTCCATGATCAAACTTATATGTGGCCTATTGATTAAATCTGGTGTAAAAATTTCTACTAGACTACCCTTCGACGGCCAAAAGCCATTAGGATAATACGGATCCAACAATCCGGGACTAAAAGGATATGCACGATTAGCAGGATTATAAACAGTTCCACTAAACTTACGTGGTCCATATCCGTTAGCGACCAGCGCTAATCTACCAAAATTACTATTACTATTTGTAATACTAACAATACCACCGTTGTCTACCTGTACAGCAGTATCGCAGAAGATGGTAAACACAGAAACTAATTGTGCATATCCATTGTTAGTAACACGAACACCGATGCCGCCTTGTGATAATTGTGTAAATGCATCATAAACAAAAGATTGTACAGGACTGCGGGCACTAACCTGTGCACCGTCAACTAGACTTCCGCCCATACCACCAATTGGATCTACCTTGCGGCTTGCCCATGTGCTGGTATTTCCAGTTACAGAATAGCTAAGAGCATCCATATCGCTGTCTTGTAAAGGCCATCCATAGGTATTGCCAAAATACAAAGTTGCATTTGTTCCTGAACCTATTGTAGGAGTGCTCAAGCCAATTCTGTAAACGCCCGAGCTTTGTGTAGTAACACTAGTAACTGTAGTCGCAACTCTAGTATCAGCAGCATTAACACCTGTGGCAGCAAACAAACTACTACCTTCATATACTATAGGAGCGGCACTAGGACCGTTGTTTATAATAGAGGTGATAATATCGTAATTGCGAGCAACTGCTTGTCTAGGAATATAAGCACTTCCGTACTGATAGAATGTGTTAAGTACCTGAGAACTAGTAGATCCGGGAGCTAAGGAAGCTTCGACATTACCAATAATTTCTAAAGAAATATCTCTAGCGTAAGAAATAGCGTCAGTAGTAGTTGTTATTTCGGTAGCCACAGCATTAACACCGTAGTTCCAATAAGCTAGACCTGCTTCAACACTACGTCGATTGCCACCTAGTAGTATATCTTGACTAACGGCGTCAACAATTAATCCAACATCTCTAAAACAAGCAGTGGTGTTGTAGGTAAATGTAGGATACTTGTTGTTAATATAACTAACAACCTGATCTTGAATAAAACTACGATTAGATTGTAGTAAAACTTCTGCACTAACATAGGCAGCATCGGGCCCAGCGCCATTATAAACATCAGGAGCAGCACTAGGGCCTGTGGTAATGATGCTGGTAATGATACCAAACAAAGCAGTTATTGAGCTAGTAGCAACACCGCCTCCAGTTAATGCTGTGTTAATAACCTGTGCAGCGGTTATTGCAGATAATCCTGTAGATGTATTTGCAATAATGTCTAAACACCATGTTAGCAGTTGATTTATTGCTGCAACAGTTTGTGTAGTTTCACCTTGAATTACACTGGTAGTACCGCGCCAGTAGGCCAGTCCGGAAGCAACACTATTTGCATTGCCACCGAAGGCAGCATCATAGGCAACATTTTCTACAATAATGCCAACATCTCTATAGCAGTAGGCAGTGTTATAAACAAAACTAGGATAGGTAGTGCTGATCCAAGCAATAATTTGTTCTTGTAGGAACTTTTTATTGGCCAATAACAATGTACGAGCATTAAAGAATCCGGGATTTTGCTGTCCTTGGTTAATGGTCATGCCCACTGTGAGTTGACCAGAAGAAGTTGTAATTACAATGCTACTGGTATTTGCAATCCATGTACCTGTTCCTACGGCCAGTGGTAGTTGAACTGTTTGATTAGGTACAAACAATGTACCATCTTTTAACCAAGGTCCAGTTAGGTTGGTACAGTTTTGTATGTAGGGACTGTGATAAATGTCAATTAATGTACTGGTATCAGTACTGATGCTGATAGGAAATGCCGTTGCATACGCACCACGGTTATAACCAGTGTCATAGCGACCCGGTAGTAGGCCACTGCGGCCATTTAAGAACTGCATGTTGCTGAGATAGCAGCCAGATGTTAAATGGAATAAATCCTGTGTCTTATTAATTGGCTCAATGCTGGTTGTTCTTAAGTCGCTACCTACTACACTGGTATAGGGCTTTAATAGAATAGGATTATTTTCTAGATATTTTCCAGGACTAACTTTAATCTGTGTACCTGATTGATAGAACGGACTGCGAATAGCGCCACTGATAGTGCGGCAAGCACGACTAGGATCTTGTGCACGCCCATCGTTGGTATCATCACCGTCCATGGTAACGTATAAGATATTAGTTACAACCGGTGCAGTACCAATTGGATTCTTACCACGAACACGAAGGTCACCGAATACATCAGTTGTGCCTGCACCTATGGCTACATTGCCCGAGCTAGCAGGTAGTTTTAAGAAGTTTTCATAGACTGTGGTTAGATAATCATCGGCAAAAGTTTCCCCTGCATACAATACACCGCCTAGAGTAATATCTCCGCCTATGCCAACACCGCCATCTACTACTAGTGCACCACTGTCTGTGCTAGTCGTAGCAGTAGTTGATGATATTAAAACTTTCGATGCAGTTAATCTGCCTGTAGCTGCATTATAAGTTAATGCAGCATTACCCCAAAGATAAGCATCACTGTTTAAACTATCAGTGAATGAAATATAGTAGTCTTGATTGCTACTTGTAGAGTAAACAAATATAGAATCAGTAGCAGTACTAATACCACCGTTGGTAGCACGAGCAAGACGTCCGTAGATGTATCCACCTACAGCTAGATCTTTTTCAACACCAACTCCGCCGCCAAAATAGGCCTGCGCCATTTGACGTTGAGCGGTGGTACTGTAGTAAGTTCCTTGATCAATACCCATAGGGTCTTGACCCTGTGGACTGCAAGAACTACCAACATTGGGATTTGTATTACCTGTGGTACCTACAGTGGTGAATGAATTACTGACTACTAAATGACCAGTTGCACTAGTAACTAGTTGAATATTTCCGTAAGGCGACTGAATAGACTGATTGCTAGATCCTTGTCCATTCTGTGCACTTGGGGGGATTATTCTTGTGCCTGATACCCGTGTTCCTGACATTTATTACATTCCTTTAGAGTATTTATTGGTTCAGCTTACCTGCATATCAATCGACCTAATGATAGGAACAGTGCTGTGCGGCCAACGAGGATGGCTTTGATATCTTAACAGTAAACCAAAGCTAGAATCTTGAACCATTGCTGCAGATAGGTTCTTAACCTTCCAGGTATTAGTAACTCCGCCATAAACTGTAGTAGGATCCCAAGTTAAAAATGCAAGATTCTCGCCAATGGGTTCATCCTGATAACACAATTGAACAGTATCATCTGTGACTCTACCATGTCTTTCCATGGCAATGGTTACAGTGATGCCGGAAATTTGTTGAGGGAGATTGGTAAAATTAAATCCTGTGGCCTTTATATACCAAGTCTGCATGGTAATGTCATTTCTTGGTTGGCGACTAATATGCAATAAAGGCTTAACGGTGCTAACTCCTATAACACCTGCACTATATTTTAAATCAGTTATATTGTTATTCCACTCAATGTGAGACGAATCTTCTGCATATTGAGATACAATGGTAGGAGTGGTCATCCTATATTTACCATAATTTTTTATATGTAGATAAAACAAAAAAGGACTCCGAAGAGTCCTTTCTAATTAGCAGTAAAATCTAATTAATTAGATTGAATACCAACTTTGGTAGAGGTAGCATTAGCCCATCCTAGAACCCAACCAGCAACTGAGTCATTGGCAAATAACCAAGCGTTAGCACCGTTTTGTGTTTTGCGCCATAGGCTGGCTTTTTTGCCTGTTAGCTTTTGAACTGTATAGCTATTACCATTGCCATCTTTGGCAACAATTTGCATTGTGCCAGCTACGACTGTAGAAGTAGTTAATTTAACAACACCGCGACCTTGATCGCTTTCTACTAGATAGCTACGAGCACCGTGTTGTTTAAGGATAGCAGATGCCGTTGCGCTGCTGCCTGTTGACAAATAAGCTGTAGCAGCAATTGTTCCAACATCAGTTTCTAAGTGTGTTAGACCAGTTGCGAATACTGCACCAGTACCAGCATCGCTGAATACTAGGTTAGTTGCACTAGACCAAGAACCGTTGTTGTTTTGTGTAGAAGAAATGATGTTGCCGTTGATAGCAGTAATATAACCGCTGATACCAGTTGCAGCACCAGAAATCAACATACCTACACTAAGTCCGGCAGTTGTTGATACAGTAAATGTATTTCTTGTATTGACACCAGAGGTAGCTCCGGCAAAGTTTACAGTAGCAGGTTTAATAATACTAACTGTAGGATTGCTAGAATAACCAGCACCTGGATTAGTGATTGTAGCACCAGTAATGCCGCCGTTGGCAGTAGGCGAAGCAATAGTAATAGAAGCTGTGGCATTTACACTATCACCAGATGCGTCTGGACCAGAAATTACAATAGTAGCAGCTTGTGAATAGTGCGAACCTGTGTTTGATACCGCAATTGTAACACCTTCATATTTTACTGCATAGCTAGTGTCTTTAGCACCGCTTTTTACGAAATATCTTGCTTTTAGAGGACGTCCCATTTTGTTTTCTCCTTAATGTTTAAGACCGTTCTATGATCTACGCAGTTGGATTTCTGCATAAACTCTCCGTTAAGAGCGAACAGTGTTATTTAGTCAATCCTCAAGATAGGGCAATCCGCTAGGTATTATTGTAGTCGAACCGTCTTTTAAGTTAAGTTCATATTCCGTTCTATCTGCACTTAAACTAATACCATTACAATCTGCAATGCTAATACCTGCTTGTTCCAAAGCTTCATTTAATACATCTCTCATCATTTTTTCATATTGCCTTGAGTTCATTTTGTTTTTCCTTTACATTTATCACCATGCCATCTTACGTACATACCTATACTAGATTCTTTACCGCAATGCTCACATATTTTCTTTTGTTGACTTGGATGTCGTCCTTCGGCTAATCTTTTAAGATTGCTTTCACTACCTACAAAATTATGTGTACCTTCTGCAATACGTTTATTATTAAGTTCAGCACCTAGAAAGTTATGTCGACCTTCTTCAACTAATTTCTTATTTAATTTTCCATCAGCGTTTGGACTTTTTCCATCTTGCCAATGGTGTATACCTTGTTCGCTGCGCCATATACTAGGATTATTAGTTTGAAAGATATTTCTTCCTTGTTTAACAGTATTTCGCGATACTGATCCGCCTTTATTTGGATGATCTTTAGACCATACATGAATACCTTTTTTATATTTTTCTATTTGTAGATCTCTGATCTGTTCACGTTTTTCTGGTTGTGTATGAGTCCAATGATTATCACCTTTAAACTTTTCCTTAACTTCGGATCGTTTCATAGGATTTGAATCGCCAACGGGGGCACCAGTACCTCTATTACTCATATTCATACAATTTAGTTTTCCGAAATGTTCTGCAAGATACCTATCTTCAGCCTCTATTAAAGACTGTTGATCTGAAAAATATTCCAATATTTCTCTGGTAAGAATGGATTTATCTTTTATAGAACTCGGCCAGCGTCCTGAACCAATATATCCGTCGTTTTCATTATCAGTACTATGTCTACCAATATAGTATTTTCCATTAGGATGGGATGTTTTATATATGAAATGTTTCATACTATTATTTAGTATAGTCTGCTGCATTACATATTATAATAGATACAAAACAAACAGTCAAAAGAAAACCCGCCGAAGCGGGTTTTTAGAAATCCAGGTAAATGGATTATTGGAAGCTAACTGTGCTAGAGTTGATAGAAACTTTAGCTAGGTAGTCAGCTGCATTTCCTAGGCTCGAGGCCGTGTTATTCAATTCTACGTACCCATAGCGAGTCAAGAAGCCAACTACTGGTTCGAAAGTAGCTGGATCTAGAACAACACCAGAGCTCATTAGAGGAATGTAAGGGCAATAGAACGCAGCAGCGTCAGCTTCTGAAGCGCCTTTGTAGCCTAACAATACTTGGTTGTCTTGAATGCTTTGTGAACCGCTATCTTGTAGATAAGCGTCAACATAAACACGCATAGAACCATTCAATGTACCAACAAACTTGGTGTTTGTAGGAGCTTCGAATGTACCTTCTGTAGTACGAGCGAAAGCACTGGTAGTAGCAGATTGTAGAATTGTAAGAGCTTGGTTAGAAATAACAGCCCAGTTAGCAGCACCACGACGTGTACGTTGAGCGATCAAGTTAGCAGCACGGTTGATCATGATGGCCAAAGCGGCGTGTTCATCACCAACGAATGTAGCTGTACCAGAAACCAACGATTGGTCATAAGTCTGTTCAACTGTAGCCAAGCCACGTAGGCTAGCTAGGATTTCTTGATCGATTTCAGCTGTGATTTCTTGAGCTAGAGCAGCCATGATTTCAGCTTCGATATCGATACCTTGTTGAGCTTGTGCATCTTGAGCAGCTTCGAAGGTCCAACGTGCGCTTAGTTTGCGTGATTTGGCTTCAACGCTGGCTTTCAAGATTTGAATGCTCATGCGGTTACCTGGTTGACCTTCAAGTGTGCTAGTAGCAGCAGCGCCTGGTGTGGTGCTGTTGTTGTTACCAGAATAGGCTTGAGCGATCTTGAATGGGCTTAATGCTTCTTCACCAGCTACTACTTCGTTGCTAGAATCAGCATAACGAACACGTAGTGTGTGGATTTGACCAACTGGACCAGTCATTGGTTGAACACCGATGATTTCGTTGGCAATAACTGTAGGCATAACACGACGGATAACAGGTAGAATAACACGGTTTAGTGTTGCTACGTTACCAGCACTTGTTGCACCAGCAGTTGCGCTTTCAGCCAAATACTTACGTGTGTTTTCTAAGCAAACTTGCATAGAAGAACGACGTGTACCAGATAGGCCTTCAAGCAGAGCGTCTTTGGTCTCTGACCATCTTTCGTTTAATAGTTGTGACATTTTATTTGTCTCCTTGAATTATAAATTATTTGGATAGGCCCGCCAACTTGCGGATGTCCAAAATATTGTCTAAGCCTACCTCGGCTTTCATTTCACGATTTCCAGTTACTTCAGCACTTTCACTTAACATAGCTTTCTTAGGAGCTACTTTACGTGATTGTCCTTCCATCACTGCTGGTAGGTATTTGTCAAAAGATTCATTTAGTTTCTTAGTTGGAACAGATTCCAACAATTCCTTCATGATCTCTCTCTTATCGGCACCTAACGGAGCCAACAACTCGCCTAATGCAGCTTTGCGTTCCATCAAATCTTTTGTAACACGAAGGTCGCGTTGTGTGGATTCTACTAGATGCGCTTTTTCTTCAACGGCTTGTTTTGCTTCTGCTAGTTCTTGTTCTTTCTTTTCGATGATCTTTAACAATTTACTTGTTTCAGATTTTTCGTTAAGGAAGGAACCAGCAAACTCTTGTGCAAATGCTTCATAGATCTTACGACCAAAGTCATTGTTACGAGCAGAGTCAATGTCTTCTTTCAATTGCTTGATTTCAGATGTTAACTTACGAGTAACAGTGGCTTCAACGACCTTGGCAGAGCGTTGAATGAAGTCTTGCTTAATTTCACTAAACTTGCTTTTTGCTTCACGAACTAGCTTGACTTTAGTTTCAGCTAGGTCCTTCTTATCAGCGGCAAATTCATTGATTTCTTTAGATAGAGCGTGAACTACGAATTGCTCTAACTTGTTAAAGTTCTCAGAAACTTTTTTACGGTCTCCTTGGAACTCAACCAATTCTTTTCCAAGTTGCTTGATTACAAAACCTTCTAGTTTTTTAGCATCTTCTGCAACCTTAGTACGGTATGCAGCTTTTGCTTCAGCTAGGGCCTTTTTGTCTTCATGCAATTCAGACATCTCAGCGGTTAGGCGATCGCTTAACATCTTGTCGATTGCTTCTACCATAACTTGTTTGTCATGTGTATACTTTTGTGCAAACTCTTCACGAAGTTCAGCAGTCACTTGGTCGCGTGTTTCTTGTAGTTTAGTTGCAAGGGCAGTTTCGACAACTTGTTGTGTCTCTACTGTCATTACACCTGACTCTACTAATTGTTTGAATGCGTCCAACATTTATTTCTCCTCGGGCTTATTTTAGACCTTTAATAATATTCAAGAGCGATTCTTGAAGATATTTCTGGGCCTTTGGATCTTCTTTTACTTCTTGTGCTACACGGAATGCTCTTGCACCACCACGAGCATTCATTAAATGTTCGTAAACTGGTGTAGGGTACGCTCCAGGAGCACTTGGTTGGGCAACTACGTCTACTGTGATAATCTCGAAGTCGGATACATGGCCGTTCATGTCGTTGACATTGCCGCTACCACGAGAACTTACGCCAAGTTTTACACCTGCTTCAAGCATAGTACGTACTAAGTTTCCCATTGGTGTAGGTAAAATTTTCATCTTACCATAACCATTTGGACCTTCCATCCACATTTGAGTGATCATATGGGATACACGGTCTAAATTTACTTTTAGATCATCAGGATGATCAACTTCTCCTAGCACTGAATAACCATTTTTAATTTGGTCATTTAATGCATTAACTGCACGTTCAATTTCATCTACAGGATAGACTCGTTGATTGGCATTACGGATACCACCTTGAATGGCAATACCTTTTAGGTAAAGACTTTTGCCATCCTTGTCGTCAGACTCCATAACAATGGAAGCCTGGTCGAAGCTTAGATGTTCACGTAAGTAGGAGAATTTGCTCATCCGTGTTCTCTAATTATTTTGTATGTTGTGGAAGGAATTGACCTTTGGATCCATTAGCATCGCTAGTTTGACCCGCTTTGTCACCTTTACCGGAACCAACTGGACCTGGGGTCTTGTTGTTTCCTGGATATCCAGAACCTTGTTTCTTCAAGTTTTTAACACCAGCTTTACCGCCTGGGGCGCTGTTGGTTTCCCAATCTTTACCAGTAAACTGTTCGCCGCTGTCTTTAGCAATACCTTTGTTTACTTTGTTAGGTGTAGTACCTGTGGTATGGCCTTCTGTAGTGCTCATATCGCCTAGGATGTTGCTGGCATTAGCACCTGTGTTAGGTTTGCCTTTACCAGAACTTACTGGGCTACGACCTTCTACTGGACGGCTTTGTGTTTCACCGCTAGCAGCACCGGCGTAGTCGCCTTGTTGTTTTTGTGTGTTGCCACCGTAGTTGTGACCAACTTTTTCAACGTATTCGCGTGTCATACGACGCCCTTCGAATGCTGGTTGACCCATCATTTCGTCTTCGCCTTCTTCATCACCAAACTCGTTGTCCATACCCATTTCGGCTTCTTCGCCGCCTTGAGCACGTTCTAGTTCTGCGAAAGCAGCTTCTAGTTCAGCAATAGCGTTCTTGATATCATAGATAGCAGAATCTTCTTGACCTTCATGACCGTGTTCGTCATCTTCTGGACCGTTAGCGCCGATTTCACCACCAAACTCGTCAGCAGCATCACCTTCTTCGCCGCCTTCGAAACCGTCGGCACCGTCCATCATGTAAGAATCTTCTAATTCTTCTTCGGATTCATCCATTTCTTCTTCGTCCATGGACTCGTCGACTTTATCTTCGTCTTCTTCGTCTTTGGCTTCATCCATTTCTTCGTCTTCTGCAGACTCTTCCATTTCCTCATCTTCTTCTTCAGCGATAAGGTTTTCGTAGATTGTACGTGACTTCTCAACAACGATTTCGTGGAATAGAGCGTTAGCACCTTCCATGTCTTCGTTTACAAGTAAGTCTAATAATTGTTCAAATTTTGTAGACATGTTATAAATTTCTCCTATTAGGGTAGCGGCAAGGCTGTATGGTATTTACTATACCGCGGAAATTTATATACGAAATAGGCCTAAAACGAGCCGTTTTGACCTTGATGACGCAGAATTACTTCTGGTTTTTGAATTTTTCTGTCTAAAATATTTAGTTTTTAGACCGCACAGTTATCTTTGTACTTATTGTGCTGCCGCTTCTGGCGGAGGAGCAGCGTACATTTTTCTCACTAACCCTAGTTCTTTACGATGTTCTTTGTCATGAGATTCGCTGGCTTTGCGTATATCATTGATCATTCTCAATGTTAAACGAGTCTTGCGAAGGTCTTTTTGCTTCAGAACATTGGTAGTATCATTCTGGCTGAGATACCTGCTGTCATCCTGAGGATCAGCATGTTCACGGTCAAAATAGATAAACTCTCTTAAAATCATAGTAGTATTTATGCTTCAGCACCACCTGTAGCAGGAGCGCCTGTGCCAGCATCTCCGCCTGGAGCTTGACCTGCAGGTGCGCCTGCAGCATCATCTTCCATACCTGCATCAGGTGTAGGAGAACTTAAATCCCCAATATCGCCGCTCATACCGCCAGCTGTGATACCGGCACTACGAAGTTCGCTGCTAGCACTTAAGAATTGATCTTCGTCAACATTTTCTTCTTTCCACTGTGTTTCGTTCTGTGCAATTTCTTCTTTGGTCAATCCTAGGAAGCGTTCTAGTGCAAAGCGTTTGCTGATAAAGGGCACAGCAACCATGGTGTTAAAGGTGTTAACACGAGCAGTATCCATTTCAGCTTGTCTGTAGCTAGCAAAGTTTTGTGGTGGATTAAATTTAAGATCGAAAATATTGCTGTCAACATTGATACCAGAACTACTCAAGTATTGTTTAAACTCAAGATCAAACGGCTCTGTAATTAGGCTTTGTAATCGTTCGCAGTATTTGTTGAATCGCAATTCTTGTATATAGGCTGTCCCAACTCGTCCGTCATTGAAGCTGCTTCCTCCGTCGTCCGAACCAGTAGGTAGATAAGAACTAGGGATACGCAGAGCTCTAAACAGTTTATTAGTAAAGTAGCGTAGGTCATCAATTTCTCCTAGATTCTGCCCGCCTTGTAGAATTTCAACTTTACTTCCTCTACCTTCAGCGGTTTGTGGGAAGAAGTAATCTTCGTTAATGCTCAATGGATTATAACTTGCATCTATAACACTTTGTCCACCACCTGTAACACTAGGAATACGGCGTTGATTTACTTCGTTCTTAACACGCTCAACAAAGCTCATAGCCAAGTGGCTAGGCATATTACCTACGTCAATATAGAACACACGGCGTTCAGGAGCACGCTGTATACGATAGATTAAGATGGCATCTTCAAGTAGTTCTTTTTGTTTGAATACCTTAAAGATACTTTCCATTAAACTATTACCAAATGGGAAGTTGTTGTCTAACCCTTCACTCATTGAGATGTGAATAACGTGACGAGCATCGATAGCGTATTGGTTTTGATTTTCGGAGAATCTGCTACCGTTGGCAGTTGTAGGGAACGAGCCAGTCATACCTCTCGAACCACCAGCACCTCCGCCGCCCGAACCATAGCTTCCGCCAAATTGATTGCCACCGCCGTTTTGATTGCTAGGTTGAATAGCAGTTGTAGCTAGTGTTTCAAAGTTGGGATTAAAATCACGAATGAAATATTGTTCAGGCTTCTTACCTTCTGATTCATTGACAATAATCTTGTCAACTTTAGCAGGATCTACATACATCCACTTTTGATTTTCAGGATCGCGAACAAAGAAACTATCACCAAACTTAAATGCATTTCGTACGATTTTAAACATACGAACTGGGAATTTATTGATCTTGCACCATTGTTGTAGGTACTTTTTAATGATCTTAATTTCAGTTGTAGTAGCTTGTTCCTTGAATTTGATTTGAAAAGGTGTGCCGTTTTCTTCGTTTAATTGCGTACAAAACTCTGCTAAAATATCAAAGGCAGCATTAACTTCACTGTCGCTGTCCATAGTGTCATACTGACCATAACGCTCTAAACGATTAGGATGGCCAGCATAGACATCAGGCAAATAGCTGGAATAATTAGTGCGGCTAGGATTGCTACCCATACTGGTACTACCGCTAATCGGGCTTAATTTACCCGATACGTTAATGGGTGTAAAATACTTTTTCCATCCGGACATTAGATCATTCCTTTAATTTAAGCTGCCCATAAATTTCCATTTAAGGACTTGGCAGCTCTGTGAGTTTTGTCGGTATTTTCGGCAGTATCCTTCATATACTTAACTAACTCTTTCATTGTACTATTTAATGATTCTAGCTGTGCTGCGGTTTTTTCTTCTGTTGACTTTCCGCCGGTGGCAATCTTAGTAACTGCTTGAATCATTTGTGCCCCAGCATTAGATAGTGCTTCTGCTGCAGTAGGACCTTTTAACACAGATTTTAGTTTTTCTGCTTTGATGAGATCTACTGAATTGACTGCTTTGCCAAATGCTGTAATACCTTGAGCATAGGTGTTTAGCGCAGGACCTAGTGTTGATACGCTCTTAATTCCAGATTCTGACATTTTAATGCCAGTACCTAAAGACAATAACGAAACTCCTAATCCAGCAATAGGACCTGTTAGTTTTAATAAATCAAGGGCACTAACATCACTTAGCATTATTAGCCCTTTGGCTAAGTTTTGCATTTGCGGGCCAGCTAGTGCAACTGATACTCCGAACGGAACCATTGCTAGACCTAGTGCACCTATGGCTAGAGCGCCGGTTAAAATCAAGGGACTAGCAAAACTTAATACCGCTGCTACCGCTCCTAAACCTAATAGTGTAACAAATCCCTTGCCCATTTCTGCCCAGCTTACCTTGGCAAATTCTTGGAATCCTTTGGCAGCAATAAAGATAGTACCTGCTAATAGACCTAGCGTAACTCCACCTAATAATACTCTAGGATTGCCCAGTGCACTTAACCCAGATGCAAGGCCTTTTAGCACACCTTTGATAGCATCGCCTATACCTTTACCTACCCCGGCTAGTGATGATCCTATACCACCAACTTTACCTGCAGCAGTTTGTGCGGCTCCTAGACCGGGTACACCTGCACCCTTACCTCCTGCTGCTCCTGTAGCGGCATTTGTTATCCCGCTAAGAACGCCGCCTTTACCACCCCCTGCTACATTACCAGCAATGTTAGCCAGTGTCGATTTAGCCTTAACAACTACTAAACCTGCAATAATCAACCCGATAGAAGCAATTACACCTTTAATAACTTCACCAGTTTGTCCAAACCCTGCAAGTAAATTATTCAAATACTTTAAGCCGCCGGTGAGAGATTCAGCTAATTTTCCTACTAAGAACGAAGCTAGTTTAATCAATGGACTAAAGAAATCTAATAGTGCTGCACCTAATTCTTTTAGTGCACTAGTAGTTGCAGCCATTTGTGCTGCTTCGCTATGCTCTTGTGCTGCTTTTGTTTTTTGTCGTTGTATTTCGGCTTCATCTAATGCTGCTTTAGTTGTCATACCAGCCATTTGATCTTTTGCAGCCTGGCTTGCAGCTTTTTCATTTCCTTTAAGGGCATTGGTAGTTGATCCTATTACCCCAGAAAATCTCATAAACTCACTGCCATTATTCAGTCTGGCTCGATCTTCGGCATCGCGTGCTTGTTGACTTTTTGCCCCGTATTTCATTGTAGCATTATACTGATCTTGCAGAGACTTAGTGGCCATAGGAGCCAGTGCAGCATATTTTTTGCCAGCTTCAGTGGTAACTGCTCTACCTTGTGCTGCTGCAAGAACATTATCAGCAGCACCTTGACCGTATTTTGCCAGTGCATCATTATACACTGCTGTAAATTTTTCTCGATCTGCTGTGCTCAATGATGCTTTATATAATTCCATATCTGCTGTATCTTGTTTTTGTTTAAATTCAGCAGCAAGTTGATCTCTACTTTTACCTGTGATATCTGCAAGTCTATCTAGTTGTTCTAAGTAATCTTTAGTACCTTGTGTTATTTTAGCAGTATCCTGTAGTTCTGCCTTGGTTCTACCTCCAGTGATAGTAAGGTAGTCAGCCATACCCTGGTTAACTTCTTGAGCAGAATAACCTAGAGCCATTAAGTCTTGACCAGCTGAACTTTGAATAAGGCTACGAGACATTCTAAAAAATGCCTGTGCTCCTTCATTAGCCGAACCACCTAGGGTAGCTAGGGTTTGAGAATTGTTTTTAATTATTCCGGTAAATTCATCTAAAGTCAAATAAGAATTTGCAGCAGCCATTCTCATAGATGTTAAACTACCGCTAAAGTTTACACCCGAAGCCGATATCTTTTGATATGCTTGAAAATTTTCTTCCTGTATGCCAACTAGTTTAGAAAACCCCTGAAACAAAAGTCCAATTATAGGATACTTTAAAGTAAGTGCTGTGCCAAAAGTATTGAGCATACCGCTGGCCGTAGCAGTACCTTGCAGTAGTTTGGTTATTTCATTATGTAATAATGTAAAATTATCAACTGTTGCTTGAGCAGCATCTACCTGTGATTGTCTAAAATCATCTGTAGCAGCAGTAGTTTGTCTGACGGTATCTGTGTTGCTTTTAGTAGCAACATTTATGGCGTCTGTAGCAGAAGTTCCTTGCTTAACACTAGCAGTATTGCTTTGTGTTGCAGCAGTAGCAGCAGCAATAGTTGCAGGATCAATACCTGCAGATCCTGCTAGGCCGGCAACTTTTAAAACCGCCGAGCCCCCTGCAATGGATTTCATAGAAGCCAATAGGGCCGCTAATGTAGTCTCTGTAGCTGCATTATTCAGTTCTACTTGTTCGTTGCCTATAAAGCCTGATACATTACCTGCCATTGTTTTTCCGTGGTTTTATGCGTATATAAATACTAGAAAGATGATATCTTTATAAGTTATTTATTCGGAGAAAAACTATGAATTCGCCAGCAAACCCACTATCAATGTTTATGCGTCAACCTAAGATCTATATCAGGTTGCCTAGCGGTGGGCAATATTGGCCTCAAGGTAGTCTAACTCCTACAGAAACCGGAGAGTACCCTGTTTACTCAATGACTGCTAAAGATGAGCTAATGCTCAAGGTGCCCGACGCTCTTATGAACGGGCAGGCTGTTGTTGATGTTATTCAACACTGTATTCCTAATATTAAAAATGCTTGGGATGTCCCATCCATTGATGTTGATGTTATTCTAATTGCCATTCGTCTAGCAACCTACGGTGAAATGATGACTACTCCTGTAACATTTGGAGAGGATCTAGAGTTAGAATATCAACTAGATCTAAGAGTTGTAATGGATACATTAATGCAACAAATTCACTGGAATCCCATTGTACCGGTTACCGACGATCTAACAGTATTTGTAAAACCGTTAAACTATCGTCAAATTAGTTCAGCGGCAATTAAAACATTCGAAACTCAAAAGATGATGAGTATCGTAAATAACGACAAACTTACAGAAGAAGATAAAATTTCGTTATTCAAAGCCAGTTTCAAGAGCCTAAGTGATGCTACCCTAGGTACCATTACAGATAGTATTGATAAAATTGACAGCAGTCAAGGCAGTACAGATAATCCTAAATTTATCAAAGAGTTTGTAGAAAACATCGACAAAGAAATCTTTAACAAGATTCAACAACATCTCGAAATCCTTAGAGATAACAATTCTATCAAACCTATGACAGTTGCAGTAACTGACGAAATGCGAGAAAAAGGTGTAACAGGCGATACTGTCGAAGTTCCTATTACATTCGATCCGTCTACTTTTTTCGTATAAGGCTTTTGCATCTTGATCTAGAAGGCATTAACCAGCTGGTCAAAGATTACGAGTTAGATTCAAAAGCCATCAAAGACGAACTTTTTAGGATATGCTGGTATATGAGGGGAGGACTCTCATATTCTGAAAGTATGCTATTAGGTTTTGAAGACCGAGAAATCATCGGTCGCATTATTGAAAAGAATTTGGAAACCACGAAAGAAAGTGGTCTTCCTTTCTTTTAAAGATTCATTCCTAGAAACCGACTGTAACCTACATCCTCGTTATATCCTCTAACTATATTAGGATTGTCATCTTCTGGCTCAGGTGCAGGCTTGACTGGTGCAGTAGCCGGTTTAGTATTAGCGTTAAACGAATAATTAACTTTTGGAACAGCACCTTGAGTCTGCCCTCCACCGTAATTAGTAGCTGTTGGTTTTGCAGGTTGTGTTGTTTGGGCCGATTGTGCTTGGTCTGTATTTGTTGGTTTTGCAGGTTGTGTTGGTTGCGTAGCAGGTTCTGCTTGAGCTGCAGGTTCTGCTTGAGTTGTAGGTTTTGCTTGTTGAGTATCAGCAGATTGTGTTGGTTGCGTAGCAGGTTCTGCTTGAGCTGCAGGTTCTGCTTGAATTTTACTTACAATATCTTTTTTAGCATCAGGATTTAATTTAGATACTAGTTGTAAAATTTGGTCAACTTCATTATCTCCACCTGTAGGAGCAGCCGCTGCTGCTATCGGTGCAGCAGTAGCAGGTCGACCTTGTCCTGTAGGAATAGGCGCTGCCCAACTAGGACCTTGACTTTGATTAGCATCAGGTTTTAATGCAGTTTGTCCTGCTTGGTATCCTTGCTTGGCACCATTCCATACATTTTTAAGTCCTTGAACTACTCCCCCAGCAACTGCACCAGGAACTCTGCCAAGGCCTTGCCCTAGTCCTTTAAGACTTAATTCGTCTAATTGATCTTCAGTTAATATTTCGTTGATTCTCATTATACAGTTCCTAATGCGGCTAATACTTTTTGCTGATCGGCTGGTGGTAATTTTTTAATTCTAGCAACAATGTCATCAATATTTATATTTTGAGCAGCAGGAGTAGCAGAAGGTACAGGTATTTGCATATCTCCAAATACCTTGTTGATAACAGTATCATCTACACCGGCTTGTCGCAGTATGTTGGCCACTGCATCACTATCTGTAGGACTTCCTGCTTTCTTCCAAGCAGATTGTAGTTTGTCTGCGGTGATTTTGGTGGTTAAGTTCTTGCCTACAGTAGCGGCCTTTTGTTTAATTGTATCCCAAACACCCTCATCAAGTTTACGCTGACGGGCAACAACTTTGCCAATTATCAAGGCAATTGCCGATTCTGACAAGTTAATTGATTCCTGTGTAGCCTGTTGTTTTGCTAGATCGTAAGCAGCTTGAACAGCAGGGCTAAGTTTATTGCCGTTTTGTATTGACATATCGGCTAAGGCCATTTGTGTAGGATTTAATGGTTGTCCAGGGATAACCGGCATACCACCTATAGCAGTTCCGCTATAATTACTAGCATATTGTCCGGGACCAGTTTGTCCCACTAATTCATTTTCGCCAGGACGAGTACCGTACTGATGATCCAAAGGTTGTGCCTGTTGCCCTTGTAGTGCTTTGCCGATTTGTCCAGCGGCATAAGCAGTGGCGCCTGTTTTAGCGCCTGCATAAGCAGCACTGCTAAACTTCTCACCTTGAAGTAGTTTGTCTACCATTTTAAATAGGCCCAGTGCTGCTGCACCACCTAATCCAGCACCACTGATACCTGCGGCTGCAATCAACGCTGAATAAATTAAACTCTGTGCAATTGGATGTGCTTTGGCAAAATCTCTGTACTTTTGCACATACTTCATTACGCCTTGATCACCACCTGTAGCTTGTTTTAACTTTTCAGCAGCTTGATCGTATTTGGCATCCAATCCTTTGATAGGACCAGAGTTTTGTATTTTAGTTTTTAGATCTTCCCACGCCCTATTAACTGTTGAAGCTATATCTTTACCTTGCCCAATCATAGTTCTATTAGAACCCGAGGCTGTAGCACCTGCTTCTATTTGTTGAAATAGTTGATTTATTTGATCAGGAGTAAGAGCAGCTTCTTTGATTAAAATACCTGCGTGTTCCCATAATCTCACAGAACGAATAGATGGTTTGTCTAGTCCTTCATAGAGATAGTCGTTGTAAATGTGATTGAGCTTCATAGAATTAAGATTTAATCATCTATTTATAAACGAACTGCGTTCGTTTGATCTATCGCTCACGCTCAGATCAGTTGTTTCGTCGAAGACGTTTTTAATATTATCCAGATTGTTTGGTCACACTTCGCCCGCACAGGGCGAAGAACATTATCCGAGTTACCTCAGTCACACAGTGTTAGAGCATTACAGTGGCGGTTGACCGGTACCACGAGCTCCGTCTTCATCTCAACGGCAGCTTACATATACACACTATCGCATATGTAAACCCAGGGTTTTTCTCCCTTCTTTTTTGCCTTTTCTACTATCTTCTAACAATCAAACCGCGGCTATTTGCGATCTTGGTCCTGTAAAGGATACTGATTGAGAACTCTTAACGGCAAGAGATTTCCGTCCCTGTGATCCGAGATCCAGGTCTAGGGCGCACGATATTGGCTTGCGCTTGCTTTTGTTACCGTTTAAGGTGCCTAAATTTTATTTCTAATGTGGGAGCCATGTCAATGTAACTTACCCGCAACCATTCCTTCTGGAATAACAGACTTACGATAATTTCTAATACCGTCGTTACACCATTTTAAGGAGGACATTTTCTCGGACATCCGTTCTCGGTATCCTGGAATATTCCAATTAGCTGCTAGTTGGTTACATCTTTTTTTATAATTTTCTGGAATTGCTAGATATTCTTTTGTTTTTTTACTTAGATGTTGTGCCTGTTTTTGTTGTGCTTCTTTATATTTCTTCTTAGATTCTTCTGTATGTTTTTTGCCTTTATTTGTCCTTGAAAGTTTTTGTCTGCTTTCAATGGTCCACGGCATAGCGCCACCGTCTCCCATCTCTGGGACAATATTAGCAAATTCTTTGGATTCTACAATATTCCATAAATTTGAATAGTAAATTCCGGCTTCTTTAATTTCAGATGGATTAGTAGTTTCAAGCAAAATTTCAGTAGTTACATCATATCCGTGTTTTTTGATATGTTGCCTCCAAACGGTGCCCGAACCTTGATATAAATGCGGATCAATAGAAATAGTCTTGCCAAGATATTTTAACCCAGTTTTGTTGTGGGTTTTTACATAGAGGTAAATAGGCATGCTGATAGTTCCTTCATAACTGTTAGAGTCAGTGGATGTTGACGCATCGCGACTGGCACTAATATTTATTAAATCTTGCCTTTTATATGTGATTGGTGTATCCTGCAACTTATCTGTCCGTTATAATAATCATCTGATTCTAATACTTTTCTTTCAAACTGGGTTCTTGCTTCTACATAAGTGCATTCACTTTTACTTTTGCAATAGAATAATATTTCTCTTGTAAAATTATTCTGGCCAAGCAATTCGATATCTTTTTTAAGTTCGTCTGAGCTAGACCAATATGTTTGCCAGTCGCTTGATATTTTGCTTCTAATTTTCTTCTTCTTTTTAGTGCCATTCTTTAGTGTAACAGTTTTATATGTTGTTTTAGAGAACTTTGCTAGTTTTTTGCCTATATATTTTCTACCATTGGTCAAGTTCGTGATAAGATATACAAATCCTACACAATCTTCAGGAAGAGTCTCCACTGCTTGATTTTGGTATGTCCACATTCTTCTTTTTATACTTCTTTGGTGGCTCTTTGGCCTCTACTTCTCGTTTCTTCTTATCAAATGCCTCGGCCATATCTTTGCTTCGGTTTCTTAGAACGATACACAATTTCTGTAGTCTAACCACAGTATGCCTAAACTCGGTACCTGATCTAAGGGCACTAGATTTAAGGAACCTACGATGATAGTTATTAACTTCTACAAGTGCAGCCACAAAATCTGAGTATGCTTGCGTATACTCGGCTCGTGTCCGTACGATTTCCGAGTCATCTAGCAAAATACATTGGGCACCGTGATACCGTTTGTAAGTTAGCTTAGACACTCGACTACCGCACTTTTCGCAGGTTACATGGTCTTTTGTAGATTCAAGCCACATATTCTAAATCATTATTATACGAAGTAAAGCCGTTCTCTTTTACCACCCGGAGGACACTATTTACACGGCCCACTAATTCATCCTTGTGAGATATAAGGTAAATGTTCTTATTTCGTTCTCGAGCCATTTTCTTCAGCACGGCTAGCGCACTTTCCACACCCGCTGAGTCCATACCGGCATCAACAAGCTCGTCGATGAACAACAGGTTAATGCTCTGGTACAGCCCTTCCCATACATCTCTAAAGGCAAAGCTCATAGAAAGAATCAATCGATTACGCTCGCCTCGGCTTAAATTATCAAAGTCTAAATCTTGACCTAGTTGAGTAATTTCCACATTTAGGTCATTTTGGAATACCACAGCATGTGGCAATCCTAGCTTGTCGATGTAATAACTCAAGCGTTTGTTCAAGTAGTTTAAATTCTGATCAATGATCTTTTTGCGAATAAAGCTGTCTTTATTGGTCAGAAGTTTTAGCAGGAACTCTTGATGTTCTTTAATTCTAGTCAACTCGTTAATGGTGTCCCACGAAATTTCTTGTAGGGCACTTTTCTTTAGTTCTTCAACCTGTTCGGCATAGGGGTTAGTTTCTTCTGCTCGTTGATTCAATCGAGCTTCTAGGCTATCCAAGTTATTTTTATGACCCAGTGCTTCTGCTTCTGTATCGTAGAATGTAATAGGTCGTTTAGGTTGTTCACCGATGGCAGTTATTTCGTCTACAATCTTTTGATAATCAGCTGATACTTTTTCTAGATATGTATAAGCATCGGTAATATTTTTAGTAACAGTGGCAGTCATTTCTTCGTGCTTGTGATCGTGAAGATCCTGTTCACAAGCCGGGCATTGTTTGGTTTCTAACTTTTCTAATTCTTTATTATACTTGGTGAGAGTTTTGTCTGCTTGCGTTACAGCACTTTCTAGAGTGGACTTTTGTTTCTGTAGGCTGATAATCTTGCTGTTGTTATCTTCCCATACTTTTAATTGAGCGTGAGCAGCAAGTTCGTTATTGATATCCACGGTGACCAGTGTTTGTATGTTGTTTACTAGGCTGGTTAAATCTTGTTCTTTCTTGGTTTCCCAAGCATTGCCGCGGGTGATTAGGCTGTCAATGCTCTTCTGAATATTCTCATTGGACTTCTTAACAGTTTCAATCCGAGCAGTTTCTAATACAATGGCATCCTTGGTTTCTTTGACCAAGGCCTTTAGTGTTTCTGCTTTTTCACTTAATTGAGTAATACCTAGCAGTTGTTCGATGACTTCTCGTTGATCAGCAGCTCGCATAGCCAGGAACGGCTCAGTATAGGTATTCAACGCCACTAGATGTTTAAACATAGTATGGCTCATACCCAGCATCTGCTCAATGGCCTTTTGTGTTTCTCGGCTATCGCCCTGACTATCGTCTTCTAATTCTTCAGTTTTAATCTGATCATTGTTGACAAACAGCTTGAGCACATTGGGTTTGCGACCGCGTTCAATTCTATAAAGATTACCACCTTTTTCAAACTCAACAGTGACCAACATGGCCTTGCTGTTGGTTTTATTGATTAAGTTTTCTTTCTTAATGTTGGTAAGTGCTTGACCGTACAGAGCATAACTTAGAGCATTAATAATGGTAGTCTTGCCAGTGCCATTTCTAGAACCGGTATCATCGCCGCCTAGATCTAGATTAGAACCTAAAACCAAAGTCAAGGATTCGCGATCAAAATCTACTGCCTGGGTATTTTGACCCACGCTCATAAAATTCTTTACGGTTAAATTCTTTATATTAAAGTTCATTGTAAATTTCTAGTAGAGTGTTGATGTTGTATTGATCGGAATTGATACTGAGTAACTGTTCAGTGACAATTTGGTCTACTGATTCAAACTTGGCATCTTGGCTTTCTTCGATGATGCCGTCTAAGTTGTTTTTATCCTGAGTTAGACTGATTTCTCGAATATCATAATTCTTATTGAATTCTTCTTTGATAAAATTTGCTTCTTCGTAGCTGATATCGATGTCTAAGTTTACCCGTAGGTGCATCTTAGATTTCATAATGCTGTCTTTCTGATCAATAAGGTCAGACAGTTTAACCACACGATACTTGGGACAATTTGGCCAGTTGATAAACTCGGGTTCTCCGCCCCACTCTAGAACCATCATACCTCGGTCGTCATCCCAGTTGTCGGCAAAGTTGTGGGGAAAGGCATTGCCAATATAGACAATCTTTCCTCGTTGTTGTCGCTTGTGGAAATGTCCGCTGAACACATAATCTTGGTGTTTAAAATGTTCTGCTTGTAATTCACCGTGATCGGGCATCTGCACCATGGCATTCATATAGAACAGGGGTAATTCAAAGTGCCCGAACATATATCGGCTCTTTACCTTGCTGATATCTTTCCACTCTTCCCCAACAAGCCACGGGACTAGGGTGACATCATCAAGAGTTGTTACACCCTCTATGACGGTGACTCCTGGAATGTGGCGGCCAAAGGCGCTGGAATGAATGTCACGCTTGTCTTTGTAGAACAAATCGTGGTTGCCGGGAAACCAAAAGAACTGCTCAAAGGCAGCACCTAATTTTTCTAAACATCTTAAACTAGAATTCAAAGTGAATAAGTTTAAGCTGTTTCGATTGTGACTCCAATCGCCAAGGAATATGCAAGTTTCACACCCTTGCTCCTTGGCGGTTGAAATAAACCAATCTACGAATTCCTCACAGTCCTGCAAATGTGTTGCTGAGTTGGACTTAAGACCAAAATGAATATCTGTCATCGCAGCAACTTTTTTAAATAGACCCATTATTATAGTTCTCCTATAAAAAGTATAGCGAGTCTAACTATAAAAGTCAAGGAATAATATCTTCGTTTTCTATTTCTTCTTCTTCAGAAACTTCTTCACTCTTGGGCATACGCATATTCTTGTATAGTTCTGCCTGACGAGCAATTTCTTCTGCATACTCTTGACTGTTTTGACGAGTCAAACTCGGTGTTAGACCTGCTTCTTCTAATAGGTCATCTCGGATATTTTGACTCTTCTTTTCGATGTTTAGAATACGAGTAAAGCTATTTGTTACCGCTGCGGTATAGTAGGCAAATGGGTTTTCTGATTTGCTTTCGTCAAACTGCAAACCAATTTGGCTTAATTGTAGGATAGCCTGTCCCTTCATTTCGTCGATATAGGTATAACCACGCCAGTTTGATCGTTGGGCATAGCGTTCGCTTAACTTGATAAACATCTTACCAAGGTTTTCTGTGATGCGCCCGTGGTCCTTGCTAAAGTGGCCCTTGTCCACACCGCCTTTCCAATGTGATTTCCCTACACAGATTAATTCATCTTCGTCGTTGAATTTCCAATGTTGGTAGGGTGGAAAGTTTACTTTTTCGTGACTGTCTGCAGTATTCTTGACAGTTTTCTTACGACCCGGAGCCAATGGAATGTGCTCAAAGGTCATAATACGGATTACGATGTCCGTTTTGGCAATGGTTTTGTAATCAGGTGTACAGTCTGCTAGTTTAGTTTTCTTGTCACCTGACATACGAGCTGCAGCAAATGCAGCAATGCCTATTCTTTTAGCCCTGGCTCGTTTTGCATCAGCAACAGTTCTAATGTTAATTTTATCGAGACTGGTTAAAATAATGTCGTGCTGTTGGTATTCAGGTTGTGTAAAACTTGAAAAAGAACATTTTGAACGGTGTATTTCTGCTAATAGGTCTCGGTTGTTTAGGTACTTCTGCTTTCTTATTGTGAATCCAATAGTCATCTTATTATTATTATCCTTTAATATTGATTATAACATATGAATGGGCAGTGTCAACCATTGTTATTAAAATAGCACATTATTTATCTGGTTAAATAAGAGATAAAGGAATATTTCTCATATGCCCGACCAAATACTAGGAGCCGAAAGCCCTATCTTTCCTACAGCTCCAACAGCTCCTACATTCCCAACGGCACCAGTTGGCCCTTTAAGGGATCTAGCAGGAATTCGACCCGGTGCAATTCCGAAGATTCTTAAACCTGCAACTGATGTTAATATGCGGTTCATGAATGATGTAACTATTACTGATTCTCGCCCAGGTAGCGATATGAGAGTTACTATAAAAGTTCCTACTGATTATCTAACAGCTCTTACTAAAGGTTCAGGTGCTTCCGAGTTTTCGACACTAGGCGGAATTGTATTTCCTTATACACCTACAATCAGTTTAGAACACAAAGCTGATTATACCACTCAGACTCCTACTCATAGCAACTATTCTATTAATTTCTTTAAAGCTAGTTCGGTTGTCGATATTAGTATTTCGGGTTTATTCACTGTACAAAATCCACAAGATGCAGCAGTATATTTGTCGGCAGTGAATTTACTGCGTGCCTTGACCAAAATGAGATTTAGTACAGATCCTGATGCAGGAGCTCCTCCGCCTATCTGTAGATTAAATGCCTACGGTAACTATATGTTGAATAATATTCCTGTAACAATAACTAGCTTTAAAAATGATATGCCTAATGATGTTGATTTTTATGAATTACTTCCTGGACAAGGAAATTCTTTCGGACATCATCTAGTTCCTACAAAATCTACTATTTCTATTAATTGCAAAATAATGTATAGTAGACAGGAAATGTTAAATGCATCAGTAACTGACTGGTTAAGTGGCGGCGGCTTGGGAGTGTAATATGTCAGTACCTTATTCTAAATATAGTCCATATTATAGTACTGATCAAACCAGTGGTTATTTAGACATATGGAAAGCTCCGGGTATTCCGGCCTTGGCCAATGATATCCTATTCACCGTGACTAAGAGTTATGAATATAGACCCGATCTGTTGGCCTATGATCTCTACGGAGAAGTAGGATTGTGGTGGGTATTTGCTGTGAGAAATTTAAACACCATACAAGATCCTATATTTGATTTGCAGGCAGGTACTAAAATATATCTGCCACAATTAACTACACTTAGATCTGCATTAGGAATTTAATATGGGATTTTTTTCCAGCCTGCTTAATAATAGTTCGAGTGTAGAAAATAAAACAGCCAAAGTATCTACTGCTACATCTATAGTGTCGCCGCCTACACCGTCTGATTCTAAAAATCCCGATGTTGTTCAAGGCACTGAAAAAAATGTATTGAATAATTTTAGATCTTCGACCTATATTTTTACATTGGCAGCATTAGATTCTCAAGAAGTTAATGATCCTGATGCATATAGATCTAAGCCATTAAAATATGTTATTTTAAAATCGGGTGGGAAAGGTACTGCAGGCATTAGTAATAAAATTGTTCCTGTAGAAAGAACATATCAAGAACAATCAGAAACAACTACATCTGATGTTAAGACAGGTAAAGTTAAATCGGTATCTACTTCTACAACAAATAAAACTTGGTCAGATGCCAGCGGCGGTGCATTAGTTGACGGATTTAATAAAGACAGTCCTGGAAGGTTCGATATGTTTATCGATAATCTAGAGATTGAAAGTCTAATGTCAAGTAATGAAAAAGCACCATCTAGTCAACCGACCGGTATTAAATTTGATGTGGTTGAGCCATATAGTATCAATGGATTTATTGAAGCACTACAGGTTGCTTCAGTTGCTGCTGGATATCCTACATACACCCAAGCTAGTTTTTTATTAAAGATGCAGTTTGCAGGGTATCCCGATGGAGATGGACTGCCGGCAGTTGTTCCAGAAATAGATCATGCTACAAGATATTATGTAATTAGATTTACAGGTGTTGATGTATCCATTGACGAAAAAGGTACAATGTATAAATGTTCGGCAATTCCATTCAATGAACAGGCATTTGGTAATATAGGAACATTAAAAAAATCTACTAAAATGACAGGTAAAACAGTTTATGAGATTTTAACCAATCTTATGGATAAGATGACAACTCAGGTTGCTGAAGATGATAAAAAAAGTAAAAATGGCGACCAAAGTGTTCACGACGAGTATAAAATAAAATTTCCTACTTTTGATTCTACCAACGGATTTGTTGGCGGCGACTCGGCGGGTACTAGTAATGATTTCGGTAAATCAGAGATTACTGATCTAAGTTACAATAACAATTATGTAATGCCCGACCCTGCAAAGACTACACAGCCCAATGCAACACAGGCCAAGGGACAAACCAAACCTACACCCGAACAAAATGCCAAAGCACCGGCATCTTTTAAAATATCGCCAACAACTGGACCTACGGCACAATTTGCAGAAGGTGTTGGTTTACTAGATTGTATTAATGCAATTCTTACAGATTGTAAAAAATCAAGAGATATTATTAAAAAATTAAGCACAGAAACTAAAGATGGTAAAGTAGCTCCTGTTCCTGGCCTAATAGATGAATATGGAATGATAGACTATTTTTTAGTCAAAGCAGAAATTACAAATAAAAATAAAATAAATCCCGACACAAGAAAACCTTATCAAATTTATACATTTGTTGTCACACCTTACAAAGTTCATTACTCTCGAATTCCAAGATACGGAAATCCTATTGAAGATGAATCAAAATTAAAAAAATATAGTATTCGTGAATACAATTATATCTACACAGGGAAAAATGTTGATCTTTTAAGTTTTAAATTAAATTTTAACACACTATTCTTTGAAGCTATTCCGTCGGCAATGGGTCAAGACCAGGGCCCTCCATCGCGAGATGCGATTTCAAAGACAAATCAAACTGCTCCTAAATCTAATCCCGATTCAGTAACCATTGCAAAGAATAATCCTATAGGAACGGGTTCTGTACAAACTACACCAGATAATACACAGGTGAATAAAAATTCTGGAACAACACGACAAGATGATCCCTATCTTGTACTAGCTAGAAATATGCACAATGCTATTGTTAATTCTACCAGCGGTATGTTAACAGGAGAAGTGGATATACTAGGAGATCCATTTTTCCTAGTAACAGGTGGTATAGGCAACTACAACCCCAAACCTGCAAGTTCTACTAATCCTCAGGTAACTGAAAATGGAGAAGCTAATCACAATCAAGGTGAAGTTTGGGTTACTCTAAAGTTTAGAAATCCGATTGATATAGATCCTACCACTGGAAAATATAATTTTGATCCTAGACTAGTTCCTTTTAGCGGAGTCTATCGAATTCTTAAAGTAGTTTCTACTTTCAAAGACGGTGTGTTTAAACAGAAATTAGATATTCTTCGAGTACCCGGTCAATTATTAGATAGTAGTTTACCTCCAACAAACCCTGCTACGGTAATGACCAGCGAACCAAATCCTCTAGATCAAAAGCAAGAAGATACTTCTCCACCGGATAAAGTTGTTAGCGATACTTCGGAACAATCTAGCAATCGTCCTGATACTTTTAATCTGTTAAATCAACAAGATCGTGGACTACCTAGTCCCGGCTTACCCGGACAATTAAGCAATTTTACCAATGCATCTGGAGGGCTCGGCGGTACTACTAATGCTTTGCTAACACAGGTCAGCGGTGCAACTCCTAACCTTGCTGGCATAGGAAGATCTGCTACACAGATATATGGTGGTGTAATACCCGGCGGAATCAATCAGTCTGCTCTAGGAATACCATTGCAGGCATCGGGTATTGCATCCCTGCAACAGAAAGCATTGGGGCCTGCAGCACTATTAAATCAAGTTTCAAATACTTTAAGAGCAGGCGGTATTAGCGCACCTACCTTACAACTAGCAAATTCAATTGTGTCTCAGGCTAGCAATATTATTAATCAGGTCAGTGTACCTGGTTCAGGAATAGGTAAAGGAGCATTTGTGTCATACACTCCTGCTACGCCGGTTAGTACCTTAATTGCTGCAGGCGGCACTATTACTGCTCAAGATGTTATTGCACAGAATTCAACAATGCCTACAAATATTACTGCAATCTCAGGCGCCGCCAAAGGCCTGGGTATTAATGCTATATCTGCAGTGGCTAATTTAGGACCAGCTAGTGCTATCTTATCCGGTGGTGCTCAATGTATTCCTACAAAAGCAGGATTAACATCTGCAGCGGATCCTTTGGCAATTGCTGTAAGACTTGGAGTTAATCCGTCTCAGATTGCAGGTTTAAGTTCAAATCTACAGAGCAAAGTTTTATCGCAGTTTGCTAGTATTGCAAATAATGTGCCTGTTAATACTAATTTGTCACAAACCGCAGCACAAGGTGTAAACTTAAATTCTTTATCTCCCTCGGGTCTAGCAGCGCTGCCGGCGACTTCTCCCTATACTACAGCACCTGACCCCCAACCTGATACGCAGTATATTAATTATGTTGCTCAAACAGGCGGTAAAATGGCCTTAGCTAGATCCTATGCTGTAAATGATGTTTTGGCTATACCACAGTCTGAATTACCTCCTAGTGCAGTAACCGCAGCATTATCTTCAGTGCCTGCAGCTATTAAAAATCCTCTAGGGTCTTTGACTAATTTACCCGGAGTTAATATTGCTGCCAATGCTGGTCGCTTATTTTCTGCGGCTTCTCAACTATCATCTCTCACCGGGAATGTTGATGCTGTAGAAACTAAACAGAGTCTTGTAAATTCTTCTCTAGGATCAATGATCAATAACGGGGGCAATCTAACTAAATCTGTTACTTCGCAGTTTGGTAGCCTGGGTGCAGCTTCAAACCCGCTAGATAAAATAATGTTAAATCGATAAGGTGTATTATAAATGGCAATAGATAAAAGAAAACGAGGAGCTCTTCCGACACCGGGGCCCTTTGTTGCAGAAATTACCAATCATCTAGATACTACCTATATGGGTATGCTAGAAGTTGCTCTTATTAAAAATATTCAAAATCCTATACAGGACCAGGGTAATACCTACATCGTTAGATATCTAAGTCCTTTTTCGGGGAATACCAGTCCTAGATTTGAGGGTAATAATGCCAGCAATTTTAACGATGTTCAAAAGAGCTATGGTATGTGGATGATCCCACCGGATGTAGGTACTCGTGTTTTAGTTATATTTGTCGACGGTGATCCTAATCAAGGATACTGGATAGGGTGTATACAGGACATGTTCCAAAATCACATGGTCCCGGGTATTGCTGCAAGCCAGTATACTTCAATGACCCAAGAACAATTTAACAGATATGGTACAACTTATTTGCCTGTTGCTGAATATAATAAAACTGTAGCAGATCAGAATTCCTTGAATCCTAACACGATGAAAAAGCCAATACATCCTTTTGCAGATAGATTGTTGGCACAAGGATTATTGTTAGACACAATACGAGGTGTTACAACTACAAGTGCTCGCAGAGAAGTACCTAGTCAGGTATTTGGTATCAGTACACCTGGTCCGTTAGATACTAGTCCTGGAGCTAAGACAGGAAAGATTGGCTATGATGCAGGTATAGATGCTCCTGTGAGCAGGCTAGGTGGCAGTACATTTGTAATGGATGATGGGGATATCAACGGACAAAATGAATTGGTAAGAATTCGTACTAGAACAGGTCATCAAATACTTTTACATAATTCTAGCGACTTAATCTACATTGCTAACAGCAAAGGTACTGCTTGGTTAGAAATGACCAGCAACGGTAAAATAGATATCTACGCCAAAGACAGCGTTAGCATACATAGCGAAGCTGATTTTAACTTTAGAGCAGATAGAGATATCAACTTAGAAGCGGGTAGAAATATTAATGTTCGTGCTGTGGGAAATATGGAAACTAATGTTACTGGTTATTATTTCCTATTAGTAGACGACTACGGCAAAATAGCTATTAGAAACGATCTTGACCACACCGTCGGCGGAACTGTTAGAAATACTGTTGCTCAAGACTTAAACTTTTCTGTAGTAAAAGATTTAAAAATTACCACCGGTCACGAAGTAAATGTTATTTCTGGAGAAAATTTTAAGATAGGTTCGGGTGGTAATTTTAGTATTGATGCTAATGGCAATATAATACAGACCGGTTCTAAGATTCATATGAATGGGCCTGCTGCACCTGCACCTAATACAGCAGATGCTGCTACACTACCACCACCGTTGTCTATCTTTAGTTTACCTAATCGAAATCCTGCAACCAGCTGGGCTTTAAAAAGTAACAAATATAAAACTACAGATATTAAATCTATAATGCAGCGTGTACCTACACACGAGCCGTGGGACCAACACGAAAATATTAATCCCAGTCAATTTAGTTCTACAGCAACTGATGTTACACTACAAACAACTCCTACATCACCAAGGGCTGCTGCAGGAGTACCGCCGAGTCCTGATGCAGGAATTCAACCGCCTGCTAATACTCCTGATGTTATACCGGATACCTGCGATCCTAAGTATGCTAAAGATATCAATGCTCCTGCAAGCCAGGCAGGTATTAGTGCTCTTAAGGCCGCCGCCTCACAACTAGGATTAACATCTCCTTATGCTGTTGCTAGTTTGTTGGGTATTGCTGGTGGAGAAAGCCGTTGGAAAGTGGTTACGGAAAGTTTTAACTACACATCAGCAGCCAGATTGTTACAGGTATTTCCAACGGTGTTTAAAGGCGACCAATCATTGGCTCAACAATATGTTGGCAATCCTAACAATAGCCTGCCTGAATTTTTATACGGATCTAATACTGCCAAAGGCAAAGGCTTGGGCAATACACAATCGGGAGATGGCAGTGCATTTATCGGTCGCGGATTTATACAGCTAACTGGCCGAGCAAATTATGCCAAGTATAGTCAGTTGATGTATAAAAAAGGATTAGTGTCTAGTCCTACAGCATTGACCGATAAACCTGACATGTTGTCGGACCCAACTATTGCTGCTCAGGTCAGTGTGCTATATTTCTTAGATCGTGTTAAGGTTGCACAAACTGATGCTGGTTATTTTGAAGCAGCTTGCCAAGCAGTGGGGTTCAATACTCCCGACATACACGCTACAAAATTAGGATTCTATCAATGTTTCTTAGGACAACTGCAACCTAGCAGTAGTACTCCTTCAAATGCTGTCAAAACAGGTACTGGTGGTATCTTAACCGATAGCCAAGGACACCCAGTAACTACAGGACAATAAATATTATATCATGCCATACAAGTCAATTGAAATATCTAATGCTAATGCAGTACAACAGCAGGTAACTAAAACCAGTCAGTTTTATGTTGGCTTCAGCACACAAAATCCTGCCAATACTACATCAAAGCTCTTTGACCTTGATTTGATTGCACAGGATATCTTAAATCAATTCAATACTCGAAAAGGCGAAAGGGTGATGAAGCCTGCCTTTGGTAGTATTATCTGGGATGCTATAATGGAACCAATGACTCCTCAATTACGAGAAGCATTGAATCAAGATATTAAAACTATCTGCACTAGCGATCCTAGAGCTACTCCAACACAAATTAAATTAACAGAGTATAATACTGGATATATCATAGAAGTAACTCTCGTGCTCAATGGTACTGACCAGTCTACTAATTTAAAACTAACCTTTGATCAAAACATTGGTTTAACGGTACAGCAACAATAATGTACCAAGTTTATGCATACAATAAATACGGTATAGAGCAATAATATGACCATTCCAGCAACAAACTCACAGCTACTAGTTACAGAAGATTGGACCAAAATATATCAATCCTTTCGTAACGCAGACTTTCAAAGTTACGATTTTGACACTATTCGTCGTATTTTAATTTCTTATCTACAAGAAAACTATCCCGAAGATTTTAATGACTTCATTGATAGCAGTGAATATATTGCTCTAGTCGATCTTATTGCCTATATGGGGCAAAATTTAAGTTTCCGTATTGACTTAAATGCCCGTGAAAATTTCTTAGAAACTGCCCAACGTCGAGATAGCATACTACGTTTGGCTCAACTAGTTGGTTATGTTCCTAAGCGGAATATTCCTGCTAGTGGATTGTTAAAGATAACCAGTGTTTCTACTACAGAAAATGTCATTGATGCAACGGGAGTTAATCTCGCCAATGTTAGTGTTGCATGGAACGATCCTTCAAATACTAATTGGTACCAACAATTTATTGCGGTTATGAACGCGGCCATGCCCGGGTCTACAGCATTTGGTGTACCTAATGATCGTAATGAAAATTTAAACGGAATTTATACAGAACAATATCTGATCAATAGTTCTAATGTTGATGTACCTGCTTATAGTTTTAGCCAAAACATAAATGGTACCTATATGAATTTTGAAATTGTACCTGCTACATTTTCTGGCAAAGATTTTATATATGAATCTGCCCCTGCCCCTAGAACTGCAGTGAGCCTCATTTATCAAAATGATAATCAAGGTTCTGGTAGTGCAAACACCGGCTTCTTTGCATTTTTCAAACAAGGTGCTTTAGCCTTGAGCAATTTTACAATTAATAATCCAGTACCTGATGAAATTATTGGTATCAATGTCAGTGGTATTAATAATACTGATGTTTGGCTATGGCAATTAAATGCAGACGGTACATATCCGTCTGCACCTTGGACACAGGTTCCTAATGTCATCGGTAATAATGTTATCTATAATAGTCTTAAACAAAATGTTAGAAATGTATATAGTGTGACTAACAGAGATACGGATCAGATAGATTTAAATTTTGCCGACGGTAGTTTTGGAAATTTACCTAAAGGGCAGTTTGTTTTATACTATAGACAAAGTAACGGTCTTGTATATTCTATCACTCCCCAACAAATGAGCGGTATAAGCGTTGATATTCCTTATATTAACAAAGCAGGACAACCTAACAAATTAACATTAACACTAGGTCTTCAATATACCGTTAATAATAGTGCGGCCACTGAAACTAATGCTAGTATTCAACAAAATGCCCCTCAAAACTATTATCTACAGAACCGTATGGTCACTGCTGAGGATTATAATATTGCTCCACTGACAGTTACCAGTAATGTATTGAAAGTTAAAAGCGTTGCTCGAGTTTCTAGCGGAGTAAGCAAATACTTTGAATTAAGTGATGTTAGTGGAAAATACAGCTCTACTAATATATTTGCTGACGACGGAGTATTATATAAAAATATCTCTCAAAATAGTTTTGAATTTTCTTTTATCAGCAATAATCAAATTTTTACTGCTATAAAAAAACACCTAGAACCTATTATTGCTAGTAGATCTTTATTGTCTTTCTATTTAGATCAATACAGAAAATCCAGCTATGCAATTACTGCCAGCGGATATACTTGGAATCTAACTAATGCTGTTGCAGGTCAAAGTCGCGGTTATTTTAAAGCCGGCACTACTCCTCAACCTGTAGGATCGAGTGCCTATGCTCCTTTATCTTATATAACTGCCGGATCGATGATTAAGTTTGTTCCACCGGCTGGTAGTTACTTTTTACCTAACGGAAAAATAACATCGATTCAATCGAGTAAAACTGTTAGCTATATGTGGACCACAGTATTGCAGGTAATAGGAGACGGTGCTAATAACGGCCTGGGAAATCTAAATGACGGAACTGGTCCTGTTATTTTCAGCAATAATATAGGTAATGGTGCTGTTCCAACAGAAATTATTCCGGCATTTATTAGTTCTTTTTCTTATTCGTTTGAATCAGATATTGTAAATTTATGCTTGACTCAAACTAACTTTGGTTTAAGTTTTGATGTTGTTAATAGAACCTGGAATGTTATTCTAGATACTAATTTAAACCTAGCTGATTCGTTTAGTCTCACTAATCAAAATGATGATACTAATACAAATAAAGATTCAAGCTGGTTAGTGGCATTTACCTGGACAGGAATTTCTTATAAAGTATTGTATAGAACCTGCAACTATATATTTGAAAGTATAAAACAAACTGGATTTATGGTAGATTCTGCTAGTGTAAATTTTGACTATACCAATAATTCTGTTGTTAAAGATCAAATTGACGTATTATCAGTAAATGCTGCTCCTAACACTAGCTCGGCACTTGGTGTTGATTATAAATGGCAAATTGATGACTCGATTGTCGAGTCTGACGGTTATGTTGATCCTAGCAAAGTATTGGTTAGTTTCTATACCTACGAAGGATCAGGCACTGTTAGTGAAATGACCAATCCTGATACATTTAATAATATTGTAGGCAGCATCAATACAGGTACTTCGGATTCTTATGTAATGTTTGAACTAGGATCCGACGGCTTAACATATAACTTATTAGACAGTTCGTTGTATATTGTTTATAACACAGAACAAGATGCATTAAACGCAGGTCTTGATAGTGATTATCTATATTATATAGTCAATGACGGTGCAGTAAAAAATGTAAGTGCTAACGGATTGCAATTGGTTTATAACCCTAATTATCTATGTTATGCCGGTCGTAGTGGATTGAAATTCCAGTATCAACATAACACTGGTCAAGATTACAGAATTGATCCTAGTAAGAGTAATATCATTGATGTTTACATGTTGACTACAGCCTATGATACTGCATTTAGAAACTGGTTATCTACAGGCAACGGAACCCAACCTTTACCGCCTACTAGTCAAAGTCTTGCATCAAACTACTCCAGTGACTTAGAACCTATTAAAACAATCAGCGACGAGATCATTTACCAACCGGTAACATATAAAGTTCTATTTGGCAGTTCTGCTCCTGCTAGTTTGCAAGGTACTTTTAAAGCTGTTCAATCAGCTTCTAGCACAAAGAGTCAGAATGAAATTATTGCTAGTATTTTATCTGCAATCAATCAATTCTTTGCATTAGAAAATTGGGACTTTGGTCAGAGTTTTTACTTCAGTGAATTATCTGCTTATGTTATGAACTTGTTAACACCTGATATTACTAACTTTGTTATTGTACCTACTGTTAATAACTTTGGAAGTTTATATGAAGTTGCTTGTCAAAGTAACGAAATTTTTATAAGTGGAGCAACTGCTGCTGATATAAAAGTTATATCAGCTATTACTGCCAGCCAATTGAATACTACTTCTATTATAACCAACGCTAATAATTCTTAATAATGACAACCGCAACTATTCGATCAGTTAATTTTTTACCTATCACTTTGCAAACTGATAGAAATGCAAAATTTCTAGCCAGCACGCTGGATCAAATGATTCAACCTGCTCAGTTGGAACGCATCGACGGCTATATCGGTTCTAAGTTAACACCTACTTACAACTCTACCAGTGATGTTTACATTGCTGAAAATACGGAATTAAGACGAGATTATCAGCTAGATCCTGCTCTAGTAACTAGAGATGCTCTTAGCAACATACAAGATGTGCAAGGTTACGACGATCTTATCAACGAACTTGGTGTAAAAGGTGCAAATACTAATAATTTAGATAGATTGTTTAGATCTGAAATTTATTCTTACAATCCTCATATCGATTGGGATAAACTTGTTAACTATCAGCACTACTACTGGATGGGTACAGATACTACAGAAGTTATTGAAATTATTACTCCTGGGTTGGATGTTGACAGAGATATTGTAGGACAACCTTCTTATACTTTTACAGCTACAGTCACTGGATTAAATGTTACATTGTCTAATGGTATGATAGTGACATTTAGTAATCCTGAAGTGAATAAAAAATATTGGCGTAATGAATACTATGTAGAGGGTGTAGGCACCAGCATTACTCTAGTACTACTTGACGATCTTGTAGTCTCTGCCAATACCTATACAGAATATGTTAGCTATTCGTCAGTTTACAGAGACCAATTTGACGGTGATTCTTTTGCAAACTTTGGTTTTGATTCTAACAGACGCTTGCCGGTTAATCCTGAATATATTACAATCAATCGTGCCAGCCCCGATTTAAATCCTTGGTCTAGATATAATCGCTGGGTGCATCGAGATGTTATTATTGCAAGTGCAGCAGCTAATGGAATACCGCCAGTTCTTCCTGCTGATAAACGAGCACAGCGACCTATTGTAGAATTTAATGCAGGAATTCAGCTTTATAATTTTGGATCAATTGGTATAGAGCCAGTTGACTTTATTGACACCACCAGTGTTTTTCCTTTTAATGATATAGACGGTGTCCTTGTTAATCCTAGAACAGGTCTTTCATTGGTGTATGTTGATGGAGTGATGCTAGAACCCGGTCATCGTATTATTTTTAATGCCGCCGAAGATCCTCGCATCGTTGGAAAAATATATGAAGTGGTATTTGTTTCTATTAACGGAAAATTAACCGTTACTTTACAACCTACCTATGACAATGTTCCTAGCGTTTCTGATGTAGTAACAATTACTAATGGATCAACTTATGCAGGATCTAGTTGGTGGTATAATGGCAGCACTTGGATTTTTGCACAACAAAAAACTAAATTAAATCAGGCTCCCTTATTTGATTTATTCGACGAGTCTGGCAACAGCTATAGCGATACTGATTATTACTTAGACAATTTTACTGGTAATCAAATTTTTGGTTATCAAGTGGGTACAGGCGAAGCAGATCCTTATCTAGGATTCCCTCTTTCATATAGAAATATCAATGCCATAGGTAGTTTCTTGTTTGCTAATTACTTTAGTAATGATAAAATTAATGTTGTAATTAATTCATTAGAATCGTATTCTATTCCAACCTCTATTACATACTTTAAAGTAGGAAATAATTTTTATAATATCTGGGATAGTGTTCCTAATTATCATTTACCTATTTTACAGGTCACAACACCTAAGTTTTCTACATCAACAATACAACTGACATCAGTTAATAGCCCGTTATTGGATAAAGATTTAATCACAGATGTATACCTAAATAATTCTCAAATAAAATTAACCAACGACAAATACTCGATAACAACAAGTTCTGTCGGCGGATATTTCATAAATTTTAACAATACATTAACTAATTCTGATGTTGTATTAATTGAAGCTTACACTTCTCAGACTCCTACAAATTCTGGATACTATTTAGAGTCTCTAAGTTTAACTAACAATCCGTTAAATGGTTCTATATCGTCTTTTACACTCAGTGAATTAACAGAACATGTTAATACTATGATTAATAAATTGCCTAATTATCAAACTACAATGTTAGGCGGTACTAATCTTAGAGACATGGGCAATTATAGCCACCTCGGTACTCAATTGATATCTAATGCAAATCCTATTTCTTTTGCACACATGTTTATTGGTAAAAAAGAACATAGCATTATAGATGCAATTACCAAGGCTAGTGATCAATATAATCAATTTAAATTTGGTTTAATAAATCAATTAACTAAATCTAGTAATCAAACAGATACTATTGCTGCCCTAGATCAAGCACTGACTACAATGAATGTTAGTCAGGGTCCTCTAAGTCCGTATTATCAATCAGATATGTTGGCCTACGGCAATGATGCTAAATTAAGATCTTGGGTAGTAGCAGATATTAATGTTACAAGCTATCCATTATTCACAGAATTTGATCTAAACTCGTTGAGTCAACGATCTGTGTTGGTATATGTAAACGGAAAACAATTAGTCTACGGCAGAGATTATACGTTTGATACTGTTGATCCGTTGGTAAACATTTTAATAAAATTAAATTTTGGTGATAAAATTTTATTAAAGGACTATGCAGATACTCGCGGATCTTTTATTCCGCCTACTCCTAGCAAGCTGGGTCTATATCCTAAGTATGTTCCATCTATTTTTATCGATACTACTTATGTGGTACATCAGCGAGTCATACAAGGACACGACGGCAGTATTACTGTTGCCTACGGCGATTATAGAGATGATGCAATTTTAGAGTTTGAAAAGCGTGTCTATAATAATATAAAGGTAGGATACAATCCCGACCTATTAGATGTTAATACAATTATACCTGGTGCATTTAGAACAACAGACTATTCCATTGACGAAATTAATGCAATAGTCACTGAAGATTTTACAAGATGGGCTGGAAAATACAGCATTGACTATACAGACAATACTAAATTTTTCAGTGCATCTACCCCAAAGACTTGGAATTATTCTAAATCCTACAGCTCACTATTAGACAGCCCTGTATCAGGATCTTGGAGATCGTTGTTTAAATATTTCTACGACACTGATCGCCCTCATATTTGTCCTTGGGAAATGCTAGGATTCAGTGTTATGCCCGACTGGTGGGAAGATAGATACGGACCTGCCCCGTATACTTCCGGTAATGGAATTTTATGGAATGATTTAGAACAAGGATATATTGCCGATGGTCCTACTAAAGGAGTTCATGCTTTTTATGCTCGTCCTGGTCTAAGCGAAATTATACCTGTGGATGACTATGGCAAGTTGTTATCACCGATTGATAATCTTGTCACTGCCGGAGCACCGCCTGATATACGCCGCGACTGGCAAGCAGGCGACCAAGGTCCTCAAGAAACTGCTTGGCGTAGAAGTAGTTACTGGCCATTTGCACTACAAAAATTGTTAGCATTGACTAGACCATTAGTCTACGCATCATATATGTATGACCCTAGTCGAATGTTTAAAAATTCTGCAGGTCAGTGGACATATGGATCTGAATATAAGTTTTTAAATATTAACTCCGTTCCTATCTTTGAAAAAAATAATGCATTGACTAATGGTTATAGTGTGTTAGTTTCAGAAGTAGGACAACAAAGATCTACTAATTATCTCAATGAATTGCAACAAGATTTATCTTATGCAAACTATAATCTATTCTTTAAGGTAGGCGGATTTGTTGATCAATCAACCTTGCAAGTTATTATTGATGCATATGAACCTACTACTAGAGATCCGGGTGCATTGTTACCTAATCAGAATTATACTCTTAGACTAAATTCTAGCAACCCTATTTTATCGCTAGGAGTGTCTGGAATTATTATAGAAAAAAATAATGGAAATTTTGTAATCAAAGGGTACGACACTCAAGAGCCATATTTTAATTGTTATGCTCCTTTAAGAAATTCTAATACTCGTACAATAACCATTGGCGGGGTTACTGAGCCATATGTTACCTGGAGTCCTAGCGGGTCTCAAGGAGCTACTGGTTTATCTACCGAACAAGTTACCACTGCCAAGGCAGGCAATTCTACAAACTTCTATCCTGTAGGTCAAATTGTTCAATATGGTAGTAATTATTATAGAGTTACTGTAGCACATCAAGCAGAACAAGTGTTTAATTCTGCGTTATATCAAATTCTACCTAGCTTGCCTACCAAGGGCGGTGCTACGGTTCAAATAGCTTTAAACTTTAATCCTACTCCGACTCGTGTGCTGTATGGAACAGAATTTACATCTATACAGGAAGTATATGATTTCATTCTAGGCTACGGTCGCTGGTTAACTGATCAAGGATTTATATTCGACGAACATAATATTGATCTAGATGTAGTTTTAGATTGGAATTTTTCTGCCAATGAGTTCCTCTTTTGGTCGACACAAAATTGGGGCGACACTAGCGTACTCACAATAAGTCCATTTGCTGATAAAATTAAATTCCAAGCTGACCGAGTGGTAGTTGATAATTTGTTTAACAATTTTTATCAATATAGTATATTAAAAGCTGACGGCAATCCGTATCCTCAAAAGGATCTAACTATTTCTAGATTAAATGGATTGTGCACAATTGCTACCCTACCTAATACGGCTGGCATATATTTTGCTAGATTAAATTGCATACAAAAAGAACACGGAATTATATTTGATAATAAAGATGATTTTGGCGATGTTATTTTTAATATTGAAACTGGCAGTCGTCAACACAGAATGAAATTAGTAGGTTTTAGAACTGCTAATTGGAACGGTGATATTTATAGTCCCGGATTTATCTATGATCAAGCAATAACCAGCGTATGGTCTCCGTATGTTTCGTATCGTCCTGGGGATGTTGTTTATTACAACGGAAATTATTACAGTGCAATTAATGCAATAGGTGCTACACCGGCATTTGATGCAACACAGTGGAATACACTAACAGGTAAACCAAAGCCTAAATTATTACCAAACTTTAATTATAAAACTAATCAGTTCCAAGATTTCTATAGCCTAGACATCGATAACTTTGATGTTGGTCAAGAAAAAATGGCACAGCATTTAACAGGATACACTCCTCGAGTATATCTAAACAATGTCTTTACTGATCCTATTGCACAATATAAATTCTATCAAGGATTTATTAAAGAAAAAGGTACAGAGAATGCCATTGCCAAATTAGGCAAAGCTAGCCTACAAAATCTACAAGGTGATATTACCTATAACGAAGAATGGGCATTCCGCGTAGGCCATTATGGCTCTTATTCTACCTATCAAGAAATAGAGATTCCTTTAACTGAAGGAACATTTATAGAAAATCCGCAAATCATCAGTCTAGTAGATTCGGTCCCGACTTCAAATCCTAATGATTCTATACACTATGTTACTCCTAGTGATTTAGAAATTCTACCAAAGAATTATACGGCTAGTCAATCATTTATTACAACATCAACGACTGATATAATAAAATTATTGTCAGCAGGTTATGTAAGACTTGATGATGTTACTGCCACAGCCTACAACGAAAACAGTTTATTGGATATTGCAAATAACAATAAACTAAACAGCGGTGACACGGTGTGGCTAGGATTTACACAAGATGGCAACTGGGATGTTTTACGTTATACAAAATCACCTGCGCAAGTAGTAGGAGTATATGTCAGCAGCCCAGTAAGTCGTATTACATTTACCACAGACAGGGCGCATAATTTATCAGCAGGCACGGTTGTATCTGTTGTTAATTTCAATGGACAAGTGGACGGTGTATATATTGTTCAAGAAATACCTCAGTATACCCAATTCTCTGTTGCTAGCACACTGGCTTCTATTACCAATGCGCCGTTGTTGTCGCCAGGACAACTATTTGAATTTGTCAGTGCTAGATATACGTCTTTTGATGCCCTACCTAGTGATGCAGATCTTTATCTAAACAATGAAGGATCTCTATACTGGGTAGACGGTGCTCAAGACGGCTCTACTCCTTGGGCAGTATACGAAAAAGTAAACAACTATACTTCCGAAGCCTATTTGGCATCTGATACACCAACGGGGCAAGGACACGGATATAGCATAGATCTATCATCTGATGGAACCGTATTGGTATCCGGCTCGCCTTATTTTGATCCAAATGACGGTGCCGGTCGTGTATTTGTCTACAATGTTAACAACAAAAATCTTTCACTATTGACTCAATATGATCCAGATTTTGACAATGGTCTAGGATTAGGCTATTCTGTAGCCTATGATAGTCTACCTTATTCAACATCAGCTTATGGATTAATCTTTGCGGGCGCTCCAGGATCTTCTAGTAATAGGGGTGCTGTAAAAATCAGTGGCATTAATCAGTATCTAGAAGAACAGTCTCTAGTAGTAATAACAGGCCCTGAAGCAAACGGTAATTTTGGTTCTAGCTTATTTGTACAAAAAAATGTTGCCAGTAAAACAATGCTGGTGGGAGCACCTAATGCAAACTCCACCGGTGCTGTACACCAATACAAGGTTGAAGGTGTTCCTTTAACAGCAACATCTCGTAGTACACTAACACCAGTGGGTATCAGTTTATCGAGCGGCGATCAATGGGGTTATTCGATTAGCGGTGCAGACAACGGCAGTTATGTTGCAATTAGTGCCCCGGGGCATTCGACGGGAATTGTTTCTGTATTCAATTATTTTTACTATCAATCACAATTGATTACATCGCCATTTGAGAATGGACAAGCATTTGGAACAACAGTTCATGTATCAACAGCTGGCAATTATTTGTTTGTTTCGGATCCTTATGCATATAATTCAATTGATGCAAAAGGGCAGGTCGCTGTGTATGCTAATGTTAATGGAATATTTACATTAACACAGGTTATAACAAATCCTAGTGCAGATGGTAATTCAAATTTTGGTATTTCTATTGATGTAAATTCTTCAGTTGATCATTTAATTATTTCGTCTAAAGGTACATTTGAAACCACAACATCCTTTGATCAAGGTACTGATATTTTTGATCAAGGATCTACAACTTTTTATGATAGTGTAACTGATTCAGGAGCAGTTTATCTATATGTTAGACAAGATTCTAGATTTGTATATGCACAAGAAATTGCTTCTTCCGACTTTAATACATTGTCAGGAAGTAATTACGGTAATAGTCTAGCAATGAGCAGCGACAATACTATCTATGTGGGTGCTCCTTCGGCTAGTAATCATTCGGCTATTAGCGGAATTGTTCAGTTTGATGTTATAGACGCTGCTGTTAACGGATTAAAACAGCTACGCGTTCAAGAAGATTTAACAGTTATTGATACAGTTAAGAAAATAACTTTACTTGATACATTTAAAGAAGATGTTTTAGAATATCTAGAGTTTATTGATCCTATAAAAGGAAAGATTTCTGGAACTGCTGAACAAGAGTTAACTTATAAGTTGATCAGTGACCCTGCTATATATTCTATAGGTACTGCTGGGGTCAATGTTGATACTAATAAAAACTGGTTAGATGCTCACGTAGGTGAACTATGGTGGGATCTAAGCACTGCAAAATTTATATGGTATGAACAAGGCGAATTAGAATATCGTAAAAACAACTGGGGTAATCTGTTCCCGGGGGCTACTATCGATGTCTACGAATGGGTAGGATCTACATTACTACCTAGCGAGTGGAGTTCCCAAGCAGATACTCCTGCAGGCCTAACACAAGGAATCAGCGGCCAACCTAAATTTGCCGACAATAGTTCAATTAGTGTTAAACAGGTATATGATCCGATAACTAGCACATTCAGTAATGTATATTTTTACTGGGTTAAAAATAAAATCACTGTTCCTAATGTTGCAGGTCGTAGAATAAGTTCTTATCAAGCGGCCAGTGTTATTGCGGATCCTACTGCCTACGGATTGCATTATGCTGCATTTATATCTAGAAATGCCATTGCATTGAGCAATGTCGGCAATTTGTTAATTGGAGATAGAATCAATCTTAATGTGTCTCAAGATACTATTAATAATTCTATTCCACTGCATACATCGTGGTTGTTGTTACAAGAAGATTCTGCAGCCAGTATGCCGAGCTCGTCGCTAGAGCAAAAATTATTTGATAGTCTACTAGGACACGATAGTTTGGGTAATATTGTACCCGATCCTGCCCTATCTTCTCGCACTCGTTACGGAATAGAGATTCGACCTCGCCAAACAATGTTTGTCGATAGAATAAAGGCTTTGCGTAATGTTATTGAATTTGCAAATTCGGTACTGACCGCTACCATAATAACCAGCAATTATAGTCTTGCCAATTTAGAAGCACAAGAAAATTATCCAGACGTTAGTTTAAATCTTTATGATCAACTAGTAGAAGATAATTATGCCTTTGATCGAATTGATACCAGTATCTTTGTTAAAGCAGAAATAGAATTTACTGTAAATCAAAATGGCAATGTTACCGGTGTTAGCATTTTAAATGCAGGAAATGGATATGGAGCATTAAATCCTGCATATGATAATACAGGATCTCAGATTGGTTATCAAGGACCTGCATTTACTGATTTAGATAACCCACTAAATAACCCTCGTGGGTCGGGATTAAAAGTATCCTCGGTTGTAAATGCACAAGGGCAGATAATTTCTGTAAGTATTATTAACCAAGGATCGGGATATGCAAGTAATTTTACAGCATCGCCGAGAGTACATACTGTCATTGTATTAAATGATTCTACTTATAACGGTAAATGGTCTGAATTTATCTTCACTGATGGTGCTTGGCTACGTTATCATACTCAGCAATACAACACGACCTTATATTGGAATTATGTAGATTGGGTAAGTGCTGATTATAAACCTTATAGAGACTATGCATATACCGTGGGCAATGTCTATGATCTCGTAACTCTAAATTTAAACATTGGCGATTATGTCAAGGTATTAAATGGCGGCAATGGAAATTATATAATACTTGAATATATTGATCCTGCAACAACACAGGGAACATTCAGCGACAATTTTAATTTGCTCTATAGTCAAAATGGAACTATAAAGTTATTAGATTCTATATGGAGTGCATCATACGGGTTTAATAATAATGACACCTATGATCAAACCTTATACGATCAAACTCCTGATATTGAAATAAAATATATTCTAACAGCATTAAGAGATGATATATTCATCAACGAATTAAGAGTCAATTGGAATTTGTTGTTCTTTGCAGCAGTAAAATATGCTCTGTCTGAGCAAAAGATGCTGGACTGGGCATTTAAGACTTCGTTTATTAATGTTACTAATAATGCTGTAAATCTAGGCCAACCGCCTGTATACAAATTATTAGATGATGCATATTTCCAACAGTATGTTGAAGAAGTAAAACCATACCACACTCAGATAAGAACATTTGTAACCAACTATCCTTTAGTAGATAATTCTAATAGTAAATTTACTGATTTTGACTTCCCGTCGTACTATAATTCAGATAGTGCTAAATTTGTTGCCCAAACAGTATCTACTTCAACAGTTGAATTTAATCCAGTAAGAGAAATGAATATCGAAATGAAGTTCGATCGAGTTTCGGTAGTAAATCAAATTGGTAACACTTCTACAGTTGATACTTTTGTATGTGATGGATTTAGTAAGGCCTATACATTATCTTGGGCTGCTAAACCTGATAGATCTAAAATAAAAATTCTTCTAGGCGGAATATTGGTTCAGTCTGCTGATTATACCTTAAAGAATTATATTAAACTAGTTAACGGGTATAACAAACATTATACTGATCTTGTATTCTTGACAATTATTCCTGCACAAGGTACAAAGTTAATAGTGCATTATGATAAGAGCTATGATCTATATAATGCTGCCGATCGCATTTATAACCTATATGCTCCTACAGAGGGTATGCCGGGGGTTGACCCTGATCAATTAATGGTAGGTGTTAGCTTCCCAGGAGTTGTAGTTGGCGGGCAATATGAAGGCATTGGATTTAAAAATCCCTATGGCGGCTACAAACCCGATAGCTATATTCAAGGCGGCACCTGGACTGATGGCACTATTATGGATGCTCTTGGAGTAAATCCTGCTGATATTACACTAGATGGTGAATACGGATTCGTAACTCCTAACTCTAGTTATGCTCCTGAAGAGTTAATGCCGGGGCATATAACTGATACACTTGGTATTAATGTTTATACCAGATCAACTTCAACAGTTTTAGGATATCGTATATTCTATGATATTTTAGGTAATACATCATTTACAAGAATAAATCGAGATGCTTCTACTCGATTGGCAAACCCATTGTCTTTTACCAATACTGAAATTTTTATAGAATCAGTGACTGGTTTTACACCACCGGATATTGTAACCAATACTCCGGGAGTTGTATTAATCAACGATGAACGTATTGAATACTTCTCGTCATCGGCGACCAATGGTGTGCACGTTTTAAGTCAACTGCGTAGAGCAACATACGGAACTGGTATCAATATGTCATTGCCTGCTGGCACTACAGTATTTGATCAAGGGTCATATCAATCCCTATCATATTCTGATGTGACATTAATTCAAAATACATTTACCAACACACTAACATACCAATACAGTATTTTCTCAAATTCTTTATCGAATAAGACATATCCTAATTCAACTGCTACAATTAGGTTTGATGGAATTACATTACCTACTACTTACTCAACAGGTCAACGACCTGAAGATACTCTACAAGTTTATTATGCAGGCTATTTGTTAAGAAAGTCAGGAAGTTATGTAACTGATACAACTTCTACTTATGACAGCTTGCCGATGTCTAGTATTGTTGGATCTGTTGATAATTTAACTACATTAGGTCAAACATCGTCTGAAATCGGCAATGCATATCTTGTAACATCTACTAATCAAGTTTGGGTCTTTACAGGTAACGGTTTTGAAAGTGCTCTTGCTCCGGGTTATATCTATGCAGGCATGAAATACTTGCCACCGGATTTCACAATTAATACGGTCACTTCGTCCGTTGTATTAAACACTGCTACAGTGACTCTACAAGATAACATTAGATTAACCTTTGTCAAAACTATGACCAGTGCTACTAATGCTTGGAATGACGGTGATGGCGGTCAGCCTGTGTCAATTACTAGCAGTACTTCGACTATACCGTCATTCTTAAAAGATGGTAGAGCAATGCTTCCAAATAATAGATATTACGGGCAAATATCGTAGATAAAAATACTACATAATACTAATCATAAATACTGCTATGGAAAATATAAACACTATGACATCTAAACCAAATGAATTAAGCGGAGTCCATGTTCGCGGACATATTAAAATTTCTGACGTTACAGAAAAGGACAATGTTGTTGTTCTAGTAGATAAAGCCAATGCTATTCATTATGAAAATTTTAGTATTGCAATGGCTAATAGTCTTAGCAATCAAGGTTTTGGCACTATTGAAGGAATGGCATTCGGCAATGGTGGTAGTCGTGTAGATGATACTGGTATTATTACATATCTTACACCTAACAATTTAGGATCTGCTGCTAGTTTATATAACCAAACATATTACAAAACTGTAGATGCTCAACAAAGTTATGATCTAGATCCTGCTAGAAACTTCATGCAGGTGCGACATGTTGCTGGTGCATACTATAGCGATATTTTAGTTAATTGCTTGCTAGACTTTGGCGAGCCAAATGGGCAATTAGCCTTTGATAATTCTGTTAACTCTGATGGTACTTATGTATTTGACGAATTGGGATTACGAGCATTTAGTCCTAACGGTCAGGGAACAGGCCCTCTTTTAACTCATGTAATTTTTCACCCTGTACAAAAGTCTTTGAATCGCGTAATTCAAATTGATTACACAATTCGAGTGCAGAGCTTAACACCTGGAATGTAATCTATGTCGTATACCATTTACAATAATACAGGTACAATTTTAACAATTATTCCTTCTGGAAAAGTTGATACTGTTAGCTCGAGCCTGACACTAGTAGGAAAAGATGTATACAATTACGGTACTTACTATAATCAAAATTTAATTACTTTATTATCTAACTCTGCAAATATAACTGTTAGACCACCAAATGCTCCTATACAAGGGCAATTATGGTATGATACTACATACAAAAAGATGAAAGTGTATGATGGTAAATTCACTTCTGTGGGGGCTGCAACATTGGCAACTTCAGAACCTGGTGGATTATCTGCAGGAGACCTTTGGTTCAATCCAGGTACTGGTGTTTTAAATCTCTATGACGGAGTAGAATATCGTGCAATCAGTGCCTGTGGTGGTGGTGTCTCTGGACCTACAGGGCCGGCCGGCCCGAGTGGTCCTACTGGCGGATGTGGCCCTGTAGG